TCCAAAACTTGGTTTGTTTCAGACAGATCTTTAACATTAGTTGTTAATTCATTGACTTTGTTTTCCAATTGTTCTATGGTATTGTATTGTTTTTCTGCAATATCTTTTTGAGCTTCTGATAAATCTTTATTTGTAATTGGTTTTTCAGGTTCAGATTCATCTTCACTTGATAAATCTTCGTCAGTTGTATTATCTTGATTATCTTTAACAATAAACCCATCGTTTCCTTTTTCCAATAATTCTTCATCTAACTCTTCTTTTTCATTTACACCTTCGCCGCCTTTCATTTTTTCTGTGCCACGTGTAACACCGCGTTTTTTTACATTGACAAATCCAAATGGATTGCGAGTAATTTGTAATTTATTTCCACTATATTCTATAAAATCAAATGTCTTGAAACCTTCTTTATCAAACATTTCCAATATAGTATCTTTGTTAATCTTTGATTCGGTATTTACTTTTACATCAAACGACCAGGTCTTGATATATCCTCGTAACATATTAAACATAATACTAATTTCATTGGGTTTGTTAATAATTGGTGTTCCTGAAAGCAAAATTACCTTTGCATTCTGAGCGTTCATTATATAATCGTACAACATATACGACAATGATTTCTTTTTATTCAACTTATTAATAATACGACTTACAAAGTTATGTGCTTCATCAATTACTAATACACAATTATCAAAAGGGTTTCGTGAGAATTTACCAGTTATGCGTTCCAGTGCCTTCATATTTAGCCCATTATAATTGAGATCCATATACTTAACACGAATCATTTCATTTAATTGATGGTCCACTCTGTCTTGGTCGTCGCTTTTCAATGTTGAAAAATTCGGCTGTTTATTAATATTTACCATCCAAGCACCTTTCTTCTTTCGGATATATTCACGAGAAATGTTCAACGTTTTATGTAGTATTTCAACGTTTTCAGGCTTGCCTTCAATGCTTACAAATTCCCAATATTGATTCTTTTTGAATAACATATCACCGCACTTCTTAAGTTCACTAAAAAAATTCATCTTCAATGATGCTGGCGTTAATACTACAATTTTTTTATCTGTTTTCATACCTTCAGCAAGAGCAATAGACGAACATGTTTTACCACTACCTAACCCGTGGTAGAGCAATAAACCACGATATGGTGTATAGATGTTAAGATAATCCCTTACTATTTTCTGATGTGTTAATAAATTAAAATCATCGTTATCGTCTTGCGAGCAACTGATTTCGCTCTTATCTGATTGAATATCCTTCAAATAATCTTTAAATAATTCATTTATCTTTTTGTTGAATATTTTTCGGTTATTCATATAATACGACGATGTTTTCACCAATATCTTATCATTTTCCTTAGGTAAATTCTTCTTAAATATTTCAATACCTTTGGCTACAACATCTTTATCAATATTTCCTTCTTTGAGCTTTCGCCCACGTTTTACCGGTATTTCGCTAATTATAACATCGTCGTCTATGGGTTCGGGTTCTTCTTCCTTGGGTTCGGGTTCTTCTTCCTTGGGTTCGGGTTCTTCTTCCTTGGGTTCGGGTTCTTCTTCCTTGGGTTCGGGTTCTTCTTCCTTGGGTTCGGGTTCTTCTTCCTTGGGTTCATCAATTACAATCATTTCTTTTGATTCTTCTATAGGTTTATTGTATTTGAAGTTATGCAGTCTTTTTATTATATCACTACGATTGATTTCTTTCTCACCACGCTTATCAACAATCAAAGGGTATTGTTTTCCTTCATTATTATCTTCTGTATCCACATTATTTTCGTCAGCAACTACTTGCTGGTCTAATAAAATATCAACTCCCTTTTGTTGTTTTGGTATTGGTTTTCGTTTTAAAAAATCAACATTCATTTATATACAATAAAAATATAATTATATATATTTATTACATAAATTTATTATACGAATTTATTTATGTTGTCTAATGCTTCTTTACACGCAATTTGTTCTGCTTTCTTCTTTATTTTATGAATACCTTGCCCTAATAGAATAAACGCTTTGTTTTCTTTTGCCATTATATTGTGAATGTCTGTAAATGAATGGATGCGGTCAATCCGTATAGCTTGAAAATGTTTACTATTATGAAATGTTTGTCCTAAACATAGATAAACGCCCATATGATATCCATTTTCGTTGGAGTATTCACTAATTTCGCGATAATGTGGGGTAACTTTGAACTCTTTTTGAATACTAACTTGTAGTATATTTTTGTAATTTTCGTCATTTTTTACAAGGGAAATCCAGTCTACGTGTTTCTCATATACATTTTCAATAAATTGCTGTGCGATTTGAAACCCTGGACCTGTAATGAACGACGAGTGCCATTGATTTTCATCGGATACATCTATTTTATTCGCATCTAAAAATAGTGCTCCTAAGAATGATTCAAACAAACACCCAAGTTTCTTATGGTTCAATCGTGTCTGTTTGGCCTCGGAATGTTTAGACATAATATACCATTTATGCAAACCCATTTCAAATGCCAATTTTCCAATCGACTCATTTTTTACAAGAGCAATCTTCTTTTCTGTCATGAATCCTTCATTTTCCTTTGGAAAACGTTTATATAGACAATATTTTGTCACACATTCTAATACACCGTCTCCCAAGAATTCTAATCGTTCGTTAGATTTCGTATGAAGGTCTAAACAATTCATTGGACGTTTAGCGATAGTTATATTATTTTCCTCATTTTCCTTATCTGGACGACGTGTATAAGAACGATGAATAAAAGCACGTTTATATAGATTGAAATTCTTAATATGTATATCTACGCCATACTTTCGCAATAATTGATAGACATCGTCTTGGGTAATTTCAATATTTACTGGATTATATGGGTCAAAGTATAATTGTTCTACCCCTTGTTCGTTTTTAATGACAATAATATCTTCTTCATTCGCTTGTATCATTCTTATGTGAATTTGTACTAATATATATTTTCATATATATGAAGATCTATTTCAATTTTTATGAGATATACAAAGTAAATAATATATTTAGTTAATATATAATAAAATGGTATTAAGCGGTACAAAGAAAACAAGCTCTATTGCAAGCATTACAAACCGTCCTAACGGCGGTGGCGTGAAAAAAGCAGGTCTACCTAAACGCGTAGACGGTAACTCAATGTGGTCCAATGTTGCGTTAAACGGAACATCCCAAAACCGAAAAGTATTAGTGCTGCCTGCGGTGAGCAGTGTAAAACCTTCCCGTCCTATTGGCATGCGTTTTTTTAGGTAGATAGTTAGTTTAAATTCAATATAATAAGAAATAATGTGTTATTATATTGAGACTGAATGAAAATTGTTATAGATTACAGAGAATACAGTTTATATGATTTATGTATAAATAAAACCCTATCATTAGGTGATGGAATTATTGAAAAGGAAAATCTACTATTAGGTGATATACAAATTCAAAAAGAGAATGGAGAACAAATGATTATTTTCGAACGAAAGACAGTTAAGGATTTATTAGCATCCATCAAAGATGGACGGTATGTAGAACAATCATACCGATTAACGCATTCTTGTGATATACATAACCATAATATCATATATATTATTGAGGGGAACCTATATACTGGTATGCTTGAAATAGAAAAAAACATAACAATTAATGCCTTTATATCCCTATTAATATTCAAAGGGTTCTCTGTTATAAATACTCAAAGTGTAGACGAGACCAGTAATTTTATTATCTCAGTTATGAAAAAATTGGAAAAGGAGTATACTAAAAATAAAATTCCATATTATTACTGCAACAATGATGTTACAAGCACAATATCAGTTGTTAATGAAACAAATTATGTAGATGTAGTTAAAAAGACAAAAAAGGATAACATTACAAAGAACAATATTGGTAATATTATGTTATGTCAAATACCTGGAATAAGTGCGTCTATATCAAAAGTGATTTTGGAGGGATTTGATACTTTCCGAGATTTTTTAGATGCGTTGAAAGAGAACACGGATTTCTTAAATGCAATGGTTATTACCTCTCCAAATGGTAAAACTCGCAAAATTAGTAAAACAATTATTGAAAACATCAAGAATTATTTATTATAGTTAGATTGCACCAGGATGACTTTGTTCGAAATTTTTGTTTACTTCACGATTTTTATAGTCGCCACGTTCAACAGCGTGTTGGGTATATAACACACCACCCCAGTTAGCATCCATCGGATTCTTACTTTGAGTGTCATTTTGTGTAGAGTTATGTATCATATCTAATTCTGTTATCTGTCCGTTATGTTGTCCGTATGGGTCAAAACCAGTATAATGATCGACATTATATGGTGGATTTTGTTTAGTAGCGTCTAAATATGGCACTAACATCTTATTTGTATCTTCCTTGTATACTAATGGAACATTGGTAGGTAGTCCTCCTTGCATATCAAATGGGCTAGGGCGCGCGCGATATACTTCATCACCTTGAGTATTTACTTCTTGTTGTAAAAATAAAATAGGACATATTTCGCCTTGATTACGCTTAACATTGACGTAGTTTATATATTCGTCTAAACTATAAAATGGCATTGGATTTGACCCGTCAATAACTGGTTTATTTGTACTATACATCAATATAACTCCGTTTTTTCTGATTAATAAATTGGGACAGTTACTATTGACTTGTGTATTCATTGCATTAGGTGTTTGTGACTGTGTTTCAAAACCTTCTACTGGCGCAGGACAAGTAGTGTTCTCAACAAAGAAAAGTAATCCTAATCCAAATGTTATAAGTAAAATTATCAAAAAAACGATTTTTGCCATCATACTGTTATTATATATATATTATATATAAACAATATATAATGAATAAAGCGGTTCTTATTTATGCAAATTGGTGCGGTCACTGTCAAATGTTGAAACCAAAATGGGATGAAGTGAAAACAATGTTGAATGAACGTGTCTCTGTAATTGAAATAGAAGATTCTGACCCATACAAAAACGATAAAATAGAAATGTTGAATAATGAACTAAATGGATCACAAAAGGTTGAAGTTATGGGTTATCCTACCCTATTCAAAATAAGAAACAATAAACTTGAATATTATCAAAAAGAACGAGAACCTTTACAAATGTCACAATTCTTTAACGAAGGCACTGAAAAACGAAGTATATTCAAAGTATCTAAGTCAAAATCCAAATCAAAACGTAGTAAATCACGTCGTAACAATAAGAATTTGACTAAAAGAATGAAACAAAAGAAAAATAAAAAATCCCGTAAGTTTAATAGAAAAAAATAGTTATATAAATACTGAAATAAAAATTGAAATGATAATAGATATATAGGTCCATCATCATTACACACAAGCATGTCTCAAGACAAGACTACCAAAAAAAAACCAGTTCTTTATAAGGACTTTCGGATATTTGATTTCCGTATAGAAACAAAAACCGATCAAAACGATGACGGACCTTCAAGTTTTGATAATTCTAATTTAGTGATTACAATGTTTGGATTGAACGAAAAAGGACATACGTGTTCTATTGAAGTCAATGATTTCAAACCATTCTTCTACATTAAAGTAACACACGAATTTAATGACACTGAATTGACTGTTTTAGAAAACAGTATTCGTAAAGCTTTAGAAAACGCTGGAAATACCAAATCAAAATATTATACTAAATCGTTCAATTGTGAACGTGTAAAGCATAATAAATTGTATGGGTTTGCAAGTGGAGAATTATCCAACTTTATCAAGATTACATTCAAGAGTAGTCGTTGTTTCAACAAGGTAAAGTGTTTCTGGACGTATAACAATGTGAATAAGACATACAAACAAAATACAACACAACACGATTTTACAAAGTATCAACTATATGAAAGTAATATTCCTCCACTACTACGGTTCTTTCATATTCAAAATATATACCCATCTGGCTGGGTTCGTGTAAACGCACCATCAAAGAAAGCGATTGATACTACGTGTAAATACAAATATAAATGTAGTTTATCTAAAATCATACCATTGAATGATAAGGAAACCACTGTTCCTTTCAAGATATGCAGTTTTGATATTGAGGCAAGTAGTAGTCATGGTGATTTTCCTGTTCCAATTAAAAGTTACAAGAAACTGGCAATGAATATTGTAGATAACTTCAAAAAACAAACATTATCAAGCGATGATATGAAATACAAATATATGAAAAAAAATATTGAGTGTGCGTTTTCATTAAAAAAATGTGATTATGTGGATACTGTGTATCCAAAGGCAAAATATCCCAAACAAGGGTTAACTGACATTATTAATAATCTTATTGAGTTGTTAAAAGATAAAACAGCAAATAATATCATATTATCGGAATCAAATGAGAATGTCCGTAAAAAGGTAAATACATCATACGACCAAGACGATGATACTGATGTAAGCACTGACGATACACAACATAATGTTCCAGAAAAGAAGAATCAGAAAAAGAAGAAATTAACTGTAAATAAAAAATATGATAATCTTTATTTGATAGATATTATTGATAGTGAAAGCAAGATTCCTCGTGATGAAAAAATAACAATTCTTGATGAGATTCTTACGTGTAAATTACCCGAATTGGAAGGCGATAAAGTTACATTCATTGGTTCTACATTTATTAAACATGGCGAGAACGAACCTTATTACAACAACTGTTTGGTTCTCAACGATTGTGATCCTGTTGATGGCGCAGATATACAATGTGTTAAAACTGAATATGATTTATTAACACAATGGACGGAGTTGATTTGTAAGGAAGATCCCGACATCATAATTGGATATAATATATTTGGTTTTGATTATGAGTTTATGTTTCGTCGTGCCCTTGAAAATAGTTGTGCCGAAAAATTCCTTTCGCTCTCGCGGGTAACAAAAGATGGACTAAATGGCATTTGTGCGAAAACAGACTCCCGTGAATTCGTATTAGAAGATGGAATTGAAAATAAACAATTGGTTATTGCAAGCGGCGAATATGATTTGAAGTTCTACGATATTCCAGGACGACTACAAATTGATATGTATGCGTATTTCCGTCGTGATTTCAACTTATCATCATATAAACTAGACGATGTTGCGGGTGAGTATATTAGTGATACTATCAAACACACTAAAAAGATTGAAATTGATGATGATCCATATACCGAATTGTATAGTGGTAATTTGACAGGCTTACATAAGAATGATTATATCCATCTTGAGTTGGTGACATTTACTGTTGATTACTATGATGGTGGAAAGAAGTTCAAGGTTATTGACATTTATCCCAAAGAAAATGATGGGAAAAAATACAATGTCATATTGATTGAAGGACATTACGAATTTGAAAAAAACAAAAAGTTGAAATGGGGTGTTGCCAAGGACGATGTAACCCCTCAAGACATTTTCAGATTAACTAACGGAGATGCGAGTGATCGTGCGATTGTCGCAAAATACTGTATTCAGGATTGTAACCTGGTCCATCATTTGATGAAGAAGATTGATGTTATTACTGGATATGTTGAGATGTCAAATATCTGTTCTGTTCCAATTAGTTTCTTGGTATTTCGCGGTCAAGGTATCAAACTTACCAGTTATGTTGCAAAAAAATGTCGGGAAAAAAATACACTTATGCCTGATTTGGAGAAAAATGAAAATGACGGTGGTTATGAAGGTGCTATTGTTTTGCCTCCCAAATGTAAGATGTATATGGATAACCCCGTTGCGTGTGTGGATTATAGTTCTCTCTATCCATCATCTATGATTAGTCAAAATTATTCACACGATAGTAAGGTATGGGCGAAAGAATATGACTTAGATGGCAATATGATTCTTGAAACTGGCGAAAGAGACAAAGATGGTAAGTATATTTATGATAATTTGGAAGGATATCAATATATTGATACTGAATTTGATATATTTGAATACCGTCGTAAAAGTGAAAAAAGCCGTGCTGAAAAGACAAAGGTTGGGCGAAAAATTTGTAGATGGGCTCAACTTCCAGAGAATAAAAAATCTATTATGCCGTCTATTTTGGAAGAATTGCTTAAGGCACGCAAAGAAACACGAAAAAAAGGCAAATTAGAAAAGGACCCATTTATGCAGAATATTCTGGATAAGCGCCAACTCGGTTATAAGGTAACCGCAAATTCACTATACGGACAATGTGGTGCTAGAACATCTACATTTTATGAGAAAGACGTGGCCGCATCTACTACCGCAACGGGTCGTCAGATGATTATGTATGCAAGAGGTATGGTTGAAGATATTTATGGAAATAAAGTTGTTACATTGAAAAATGGTTCGCAAGTCCGAACACGTGCGGAATACATTTACGGAGATACAGATAGTGTGTTTTATACATTCAATCTGGAAGAGTTGGACGGGTCCAAGATTAAAGGACAACGGGCACTTGAAATGACTATCGAATTATCTTTTGAAGTTGAGAAGGTATGTAGTATGTTCTTGAAACCACCAATGTATTTGGAATATGAAAAAACATTTATGCCATTCATCTTGCTTTCTAAGAAGCGTTATGTCGGTATATTATACGAAGATGATCCGAATAATGGTTATTTGAAATATATGGGTCTATCATTGAAGCGACGTGATAATTGTGATTACTTGAAAGATACATATGGAGAAATCATTAATATATTGATGAAAACACAAGACGTCCAGACAGCTATTGAGTATTTGAATAAATCTATGAATAAGCTCATTGAAGGTGATGTAAGTATGGATAAACTCTCAATTACAAAGTCAATACGAAGTGATTATAAGAATCCCCAACAGATCGGACATTGGGTATTGTCTGATAGAATCGGAAAGCGCGATCCTGGAAATAAACCCAAACCCGGAGACAGAATCAAATACGTATTTGTTACTAATCCGAATAAAAAAGCACTTACTGGTGATAAGATTGAAACGCCTGAATTTATTACACAGAATAATTTGACTATTGATTACGTCCATTATATTACAAATCAATTAATGAAACCACTACAACAATTATTTGGTCTTGCGATTGAAGATATTTGGAAACATCAAAACAAACACAATGCTATTGTTAGGCATCAGTCCGAAATGGATAAATTGGATAAAACATATAAAGATGATATTGAAAATCTCATGAAGGCACGTGAAAAGGAATGTTCCAAAAAAATCAAAGTATTGCTATTTGACAAAAAAATTCGCGAAATAGATAATAAAATCAATAAACAGCGCGAACTTTCATTTGATATGTTTTCAGTAAACCCTCCATCAACAACCGCAAAAAAAGTACATAAAATATCACTATAATCAGATGTCTTCAGTAGTACTACACGTAAAATATATAATTACTAATATCATACAAAATGATATGACAATACATATTGTAATACCTGGTACCATTGGTATATTTTTTAAAAAGTATAATAAAATATATAATTATACTTTTTTTACATTCAATTTTTATGAAGTATTGTGAGATGGGTCTCTAATTATGGAAGGAAAATTAAAATCAAACGTAAATGTTGCATTTTCATCCGATGAGTGAGATTGGCTACTCATATCTTGTAATGTACTTGTTAAACTGTCTGTGATTAACCTCTGGACCATATTTGCAATGTCATTTTGTCCCATTCTCTCTTGCTGTTGTGATATAGGCGTTTGAGAACCACCATTATATGTATTATTAGATACATCATCAGTATTATTGTTTATTTCTTGTGTTTCATCGGGTATAGAATTCTCTCCACTACCTCTATATTCTCGTATATCATATCTACATATCGGGCACCGAACATTCCTTCTAAACCAACTCGTAAATGCGGCTGGTTTAAACGCATGACCGCAATGTGTTATTACTGTTACATCATCACCTTCTTGGAAATTATCAAGTTTTATAGGACAACGTGTATTTATTTGAGGGGTTTCTGGATTATATTGAGAATTTGTTGTGGCACGGTCAATTTCTTCATCACTCGGGGATACAATAACATTTTCAAATGTTTGTTGAGTTTCAGGAACCCATCTATAATAAAATGTTTGTGGAGTTTCTGTTCTTGCACGAGAATTATATCTTTGTGTAGGAACAAAATGGCGGAAAATACTAATTAATGATTCCATATTTTCTTGATATCGTGAAATATTATCATTATATCTCATTAGCAATTCGTTAAATGCTAATAAAATACGTTCATTCTCTGGTTGCTGTTGTTGAGGTAGGGATGATGTCTCTCGTTGCCTACGATTATTGTGTGTTGAAAATACATTACCGAATGATCTTGGACTTACATTTTGATTATTAATATAACGATAAACCAAATCTAATAATTCATCTCTATCTTCCATTATAATATTATATAAAGATATTTTTATATTTTTTATATCAAAATGGATAATTATAATAAATTATGTTTCACTGGACTAAAAAATATTGGGAATACCTGCTATATGAACTCTTGTTTACAAATATTAAATAACGTACAAGAACTTCATGTTATATTAGATAATGTCAAAAAATACAATGATATTCCCGAAAAAGTTATATGCACTGAGTGGAATGACCTTAAAAATGTAATGTGGTCTGGAAATGGCATTGTTAATCCTAAACGGTTCGTCCATTTCCTTCATAAAACATCAAAAGAAATTGATTCATTGTTTGTGGATTTCGACCAAAATGATTGTGATGAGTTTTTAATGTTTATGATAGAATGCATACATAAATCTATTTCAAGACCAGTCACTACAAAATACAATGAAACTACTAATAATAATCTAGATAAAAGCTGTTTTGAATTAATACAAAATACATATAATAAAGAATTCTCAGAAATAACTGAATTATTCAATGGTATTACTGTTTCATTTTTGATTGATAAACAAAATAATATTAGAGGCCGTAAACCTGAATTTTTTTTCTCGTTAGACTTACCGATTGTCTATAATAATAAGTTGATACCGAATTTAAATTTATGTTTAGATATTTACTTTGAAGGTGAAATGTTAGAAGGAGATAATGCATGGCACGATGAAGATAAAAATGCAAAGGTTGATGTTAAAAAATGTTTCCGTATATGGAAATTTCCTAATATATTAATTATTACACTCAAACGCTACCATAACGGTTTAAGAAAAATACAAAATGTGGTTGAATTCCCATTGACTGATTTGAATATGAATAAGTATTATTGTTATAATAAAAAAGAACCAGTATTATACGATTGTTTTGGTGTATGCAATCATAGTGGCAATGTTAATGGGGGACATTATACCAGTTTTGTAAAAAAATACGATGATAAATGGTACCTTTATAATGATTCTTGTATTAAAGAGGTAAAAGATAATAATGTTGTTTCAGAACAGGCTTATTGTTTATTTTATAGAAAAAAATAGTTTCATATAATATATATACTATGTTGTTGTCAATGATAAACCGAATTTATAAACCAGAATTATATGAAGGATTAACTGATTCTGCAACTGATCCTGCTACCGATCCTGCTACTGATCCTGCTACTGATCCTGCTACTGATCCTGCTACTGATCCTGCTACCGATCCTGCTACTGATCCTGCTACCGATCCTGCTACCGATCCTGCTACCGATCCTGCTACCGATCCTACTACCGATCCTGCTACCGATCCTGCTACTGATCCGGTCTCTGTTCCTGAAACTGTTCCTGTCAGTGATTCTGAAACATCAACAAAAAGCGTTAAAAAAAATATATTAACTACTTCTAATTTTAACATTGCGATAATGTTTATTTTTCTCTATATTGTTGCATATACAATTTTAGGAGTTTTCTACAAACATAACGGCAATATCACTATGTCTTTTCTCGTAGATATGATCTTTACAGTGATTGTTGCCGGAGTATTTTACGTTTTATACTATAGTTTAGACAGCAACCAACAACAAGAATTATTAAATGAAAAATGGAAGGATACAAAAGCTTATGTTAATGATGAATATTCAATAGCATATCAATCAATAATGATAGTATTATTTTATGCGTTTATATACTTATTTAGAATTCCAATGGGTAGTGGCAATAAACCAGCAGTAATCTTTGTAATTGAAACAATTTCTTGGTTGTTGTTATTATTCATACTTACTAACCAATTTTTCATTGCTGTATTTAACGTATCACTTGTAGACGATTTCGGTAAATTATTTGAAAATAAACTCAAAGTTGATTCCGACGATGAAAATAAAACACCCAAAGAAGCACCACAAAAACAAAACGAAGTATTCAATGTATCCGGAAATAAATATACATATCAAGACGCTCAATCAATATGTAAATCATATGGAGCTAGTTTAGCTACGTACGACCAAGTAGAACAAGCATATAATAACGGTGCGGAATGGTGTAATTATGGATGGTCTGCAAATCAAATGGCGTTTTTCCCAACTCAAAAACAAACGTGGCAAAAACTTCAAGCTTCCGATACATATAAAAATTCGTGTGGACGTCCTGGAGTGAATGGAGGATATATGCGAAACCCGAATATTCGTTTTGGTGTCAACTGTTTCGGAGTAAAACCCAAGCCCACTGACGAAGACTTAAAACGTATTGAAAATGACGAACCAAGCATACCAATTCAAAATGAGTTAAAAAAAGAATTTGATGAAAAATTTGATACTAGTTCGTTTGTATTAACAGGATTCAATTATAATAAATGGAATAAATAAGTGATTTTCATTTTGTAAGTTAAATATATAAATACAAAATGAAATATTTGGATATTTTAAAAAAACGTTTTTCATCATATAAAATCGTATTACTGTTCGTGATTACGGCGTTATTTACACTTTTATATATGTTATTAGACGACAGTCATTTCAGTGGTCTGAATAAAATTCAGGAAACCATAAAAGATGAATTAATCAAAAAAAAATTAGAACAACAAGTAGATAAAGCAATTGTAGAAAATTTCGTAAAAGAAGAATCGTTTGAAAATGATGTATTAAAAAATATTACAATAGACCAAGCTACACGTAATGTAGAACACAATGTTGATACGCAAGAATTATCACCCGAGAATATTGAACCGTCAGTAATGCAAAAGTTATTCAATCGCCTATATTTTTCCATTTCTACAAGCACATTATTGGGTTTTGGAGATATATATCCAGTAACAAATATATCTAAAGTATTTGTGATGATGCAGTCAATATCCACACTTATATTGATTATTCTATGAACGGTTTTTACGCGTTTTATTTACAAAATTAGTCGGTCTAATTGGATCGTACGCTTTATTAAATAGCATATCAAAAAAACTACTGTCAATTGAATGTATATCTCGTTCTTCATTTGTTCGTAATTTCGTTGTAGTTCCTCCTTGTATTATTTCGTTATTGCATAATCCAATCGGACAAGCTAAATTATTTAATTGTTCCATACTATATAATAATTGATATATATTAATCATTATACTTTTTTTAATTCGGTTGACACTTTAATTTGTCGTTTGTCCTTCAATGTCTTCATTATATATTTTAAATTATCATCTTGATTAATAATTGTTTTCAAGCACTCTTCAACGTAAGTAAATGTTAAAGGACTATACTCTTTTTTTTCAATCATTTTAATTTGAGATTCTCCAACCGTTATTAGAGAACCATTATGTTCTCTCATAAATTGACAAATTTTATCATTAAGTATATTTTTTTTATTTCGTACATCCTTTTGCTCTATATTTAATTGCTTACTTCTCTCATCCAATATATTCCATTGCTTAATCATAGTTTTGATATCCAGCGACATTATATGTTTATTGTAGTGATTTCTTTAAGTTGTAGTGGTATGGATGACATTTTCATCGTGTAATGGATTAATATTAATAACATTACAAATATCAAAATGCAATAAATAGATATGATGATAAGATAAATATATATTTCGTTATACATCCATTCAAAAAAAGGTTTAGATATCTCATTAATGTCCTTTCTTATTTTTTCATCTTGAAATAATGATAATATTGTTTCGCGTATATTCATAATTTAATTATAACGTGTATTAAAAAATCAATATTTAAACTTATTCTGCGTTTTACATACTAATAAAAAAGGTAATTAGACATTATATTATGAGCCAAAATATTCAGATATACGATTGTGAAAAATTTCCATTTGATGACTTGAAACTATCAAACCCTATCGCTCAAAGTGGGGGCACATATTTGATTCGTTTTAGTCATGAGAATAAACCCATTTATATTCAACCGCCTAAATGCTTTTCAAAACAGGGTGTGATTCATTCTAACCGTAAATTTTTCATTGACTTAATGTTTAGCAACGAAAACGTTTCATTTATGGAGTTTTTAGAAAAACTTGAAGAAAATAGTCAACAATACATTTTTAAAAATAAAGAAAATTGGTTTGAAGGAGATATTGAATATAGTGACATTGAAAACTTTTTCCAATCTCCTTCCAAAATGTATAAATCCGGTAAATATTATTTAGTAAGAACAATTATTCCCAGTGTTCTTGGTAAGCCCCAATTAACTATATATGACGAAAATGAAAACAGTATTGAATTATCTTCACTAACAAATGAAGATCCGACTATGTCTATATTGGAAGTATGTGGGATTAAATGTTCTGCGCGAACATTTCAAATTGTTTTAGAAGTGAAACAAATGATGAAATTGCAGAAACAAAACAATTTCTCAAAATGTCTATTTTCATCCAAACCGAATAGTATTGAAGAACCTTCAAAAGAAACTGATATTGCGGAGCTATCGGAAAAGTCTGATGAAGTTTTAGACATTATATTACAAGGAGAAAGCGTCCAAGAAGAAGCATCCAAATTAAATTTAGTAAAAAATGAAACAATTGAGGATGTAATAGAAGAGGCTACCGAGGAAGTGGGCGAAAATGAATTATTACTTATTGATGACGTCCAAGAAAATGAAGTATCTGATGAACCAATGATAGAACCAGAAAATCAAATAAAAATGGATATTGAAGATAATAACCAAATGTTTAGTCAAAATTTAAAAGAATTAGAATTATGTGTAGATGATTTAGAAGTCCAAGAACCATTTTCTATCAACGAACGAAAAGATGTATATTACAAAATGTATAAAGACGCCAGAAAAAAAGCGAAAATCGCAAAAGAGTTGGCATTAGCGTCGTATTTAGAAGCACGCAATATTAAAAATACATATATGTTGGAGGATATTGAAAATAGCGATAGTGAAGATGAATCAGAAACGATTGAATCCGCTAATTAATGGATAATAATCAAAATATATTATCCATTATTATTATATAATATGTTGAAAGATATTCGCTCCGGTCTCATGAAATTCTTTACAATGGAAAAGGTTATTATGTTAGTAGCCCTTGCCATTTTAGCTTATATGTTATCTACCTACGGTAATAACAAAGATTTAGTAGTTGATTCTATGTCTAACTACGCGGTAATGGGTGATGTTGCCGTTGAAAAACCCACCGAAGCCCCTAAATCCGAAGAAAAAAAAAATGAATTATCGAAGGTTGCTAACCCCGATGATTTACTGCCCGCTGATGCTAACTCCCAATGGTCTAACCTTAACCCCAGTTCGGTTGATAAATCCAAAGGTGTAATGGCCCCTGATCTTCTTCAAGCCGGTCACCACATCGGCCTTGACACAGTCGGTCAATCTTTACGTAATGCTAACCAACAATTACGCTCTGACCCGGTGATCCAAAAACAAGACATTGGACCCTGGAACCAAAGCACAATTGAAAGCGATAGCACACGCAAACCCTTAGAAGTCGGGTGCACAAATTAAATAACTATAATCCAATATTTATTATGTATTATCATATTTATTTTTGTATAATACATAATCTCATTATATACAAATAATGGTAAAAGAAGACATTTTTTCGTACATTTTATTTCCTATTGTCCTTTTAGGAGCTGCGTATATTTATCTTGATATTAATGATGATTTTGATTTAAAATGCATTGTATCAAGTGTAGATGGAAATAAATATTGTGTTAGAGAACGCAGTAAGATAAACGACGCTGCAGATTTATTGGCAAACGTAACACAAAAGTGTCAAGACTTGGTAAAATATATTGAAGAAAAGTATCCAAACAAAGAAAATGTAAAACGTCTTTGCTCTGGTTTTGAAAAAACGGTTATAAAAGAAACACTACCGACAAGCACATTTACTGCATATAGTGAAAACAAGGGAGAAAAAATTGCGTTCTGTTTAAATAAGAAGAAAGAAGACAACAATACTCTTATTGATGAAAATACATTAACCTTTGTGGCTATTCACGAAATGGCCCATATTATGACAAAATCAATAGGTCATAAACAAGAATTTTGGGATAATTTTAAATTCTTGCTTGAAATCGCAAAAGAAGCAGGTATTCACGAACCAATTGACTACTCAAAACAATCAAATGATTATTGCGGTATGACGATTACAGACAATCCTTACTACGACCATTCTTGATTATATTACCTTGTAGTAGGCGATTTATTCAAAGCAAACATATTTTTGAAAAAATAACTATATAATGTATATTTTATAGTTATTGTATATATAAATGAAGAAAATTATATTATATGACGGTTCAGGAAAACAGACACAATGTATTGTTTTTACTGGAAGTAAAAAAAAATTGCAAAATTCCGATATGTTTAGTGAAATAGAATTGGAAATACTAAAAATTCATAATCCGTCTATTATACAATCCGAAATGTATATTTATAACGATGACAATATTAGAAGCATTAAAAAAAAAATATTGAAAGAATACAGTGAAACTACTTATGGATATGATGAAATATATCTTCATTCCGGTTCTATTGTAAATTTTGGTACAAATGGTTTTTACAATGAAATTACACATAATGGAAAAATTGTTCTATATAAAAATACATTTGCACAAATACGAATGAATTGCCAAGTACCAATTAAGGATGGTGAGGAAGCCAAAGATATTTACAACGAAAACGATGTAAATTTATTGGAAGTCAACGAATGTACGTTATTTAAACCGGTCGGATTAGAATTTACACAATTTACAGACTATGCGTTCTCCGCAAATCCATTTGATGTATTGCAAACAGATGAAGAAGTTTATCAAACAAGTAGTAGTAATTTACTTGTTTCAATGGATAATAAAGTATTACTTAATTTTGAGTCTCCTGACATTATTCATTGTTGTTTTGCAGAACAAATTTGTAATTATGCCATAGATAATAAGTTTAATGAAGAATATTTCATTAAAACTTACTATCCGCAATTATATCGTAAGGAAATCAAAAATAGTGATGATTTACTCAAGCAACGCTCACTATTGCTGAAAGTGAATAAAGATATTCTTAAACCATCGTCATTTGATTATTATAATAATATTCATTTATTACACCAAATACAAGATAATAAAAAGAAAGAGTTGGATTACATAAGTATAGGTCATAAAAAAATGGTTTTTGAACTTCTACCTTATCAAGATCTCAACATACCCATACATTCTATATTCAAAATTTTACACGTATCACAAGAAATACCTATTATGAAATATACATTTTCTTCTAGTAGTGATAAACTGTTACGTATCTATACAATCATTTCACAGAAAAATGGAAAATCTGAACCATTGCTTTCTAAAAATATCATTACAAACTATTCTAATAAGAAGCATCATAATAACACAATATCCTTTCTATTAAACAATAAAAAGGGTTCTGTTATTGCTGATTTGTATAACTCGGGATTGATTAAATTCACTATTGAGTGGGATTCAATACAATCTATTGAAGAAAGTGAATCGGATTTAAAACAAATCACTTATCCGTTAGTTAAAATGTTGAACGAAATACTCCTACAATACAATATTAACATTGTGTATTTTCAGAATATCAACAATAAGTATATCAATATGATTGATATTGATTATCATAAAATAGTATCAACGTTTGAGAATATCAAATTATCTAAATGTAAACCACTTGTAGGGTCTGTATTTGATATTACAAACGATAAACAGCCAATTAAACTCATGTATAAGCGCGTTGAAAATTATAAAAAAATGGATGCAATAAATAAAATGATTAACGACACATATGAAGAAACAAACAACGAATCCCAGGTTGTTGAAATACTAAAAAACAATTTTGGTATGTCCGATAAGGAAGCGATGGAGAAAATATCGCAATTTTTTTCTAGTTTCACACGTATTAATAATAAATTTACAAAAACAATCAATATTGCTGAAAGTCCTGGGTTTTCTTGTATAATAAATTATGATTTGATAGAACATAAATTATCCTTTGAAGTATCTAATATTAATAACATCAAATACCTTGAGTTTATAAACATATATACTGATAGTTTGTTTATGTTAATGTTATCAAAGGAAAATATTAGTATATCAAGTGATATCATTGATAAAGCGTGTAAACAAAAGGTTACAGAAGACTTAACACATATAGATACTATGATTAGCACACAAGAAATTCAACAAGATATTATTCAACCATTGAATTTTGTTGAGAAAGTAGACATCCCTGAAGAAGAAAGTGATGATGATTTATTATTTGATAATGATGACGAAGACGATGGCGAAGATAGCGAAGAAGATAGTGATGAAGAAATTGAAGGTGGTAATAATGAAAATTTATTGACTAAAGGGCACTTACTTGATGGTAAGTCAATCACACGTCCAAATATATTCTTCAAAAAATTAAAGGAGAAAGAGCCAACATTATTTTTGACTAAGAAGAAGGGTAAATTTGATGCGTATTCTCGCATTTGCCCGTCTACAATGAGTCGCCAACCTATACTTTTAACCGATGACGAAAAGAAAGAAATTGACAAGAATTATAAAGGTTCTTACGATCAATCAGTTGAATATGGTTCAGACCCCAACAACAAATTCCATTATATTTGTCCCAGATATTGGTGTTTCTTAACAAATACAAGTATTACCGAAGAACAAATGAAGTCTGGTATGTGCGGAAAAGTTATACCAAAAAAAGCATCAACGATACCCAAAGGGCATTATGTATATGAATTTTATGACGACCGAGTTCACTTAGATGATAAAAATAAATACAGTTTAGCTAATCCAAGTTTTCTTAAAAGTAAAACACATCCTGACGGAAAATGCATACCTTGTTGTTTTGGCAATTCTTGGAAATCAAAAGCACAACAGAACCGTATCCAAGAATGTACGACCAATGTTAAACCCCCATCTCTCAAAAAGGGTATTAAGGATTTCATAAAATCAGATAAACACAATACATATATTATTGATTTTAATACTTCTCCCATTCCAGAAAATCGTCTTGGATATCTTCATCCATCATTTGAAAAAATATTAGATATTGACTATAATAAAGTAAAGGACACTAATCCACACAATTTGAAACCAAATACATCCACATTACTTCGTCTTGGTTCAGATAATAATATCCATAAATCATTTTTGGCTTGTTTACTACAAGTATATAAGGATTTCAAGAATATAAAATTCAAAGTTACATTGGAAAGTTTTATAGATACATTTGTAAATTTATTCACGATTGATAAGTTTATTCAATATAATAATGGTTCTCTAATTTCAATATTCCAAACCAATAAAATTTCAAATCTTGACGTTCACGAATATAAATATAGTGTTTTGTATAATTCACTTGACCTTACGAAAGAAATTGATTATTTATTCTTAGAAAAATGCGTATCTTCATATCATAACTATAAAAATTATATCAAATCAAATAAAACACACAACGACCATACCTATTTATGGGATATTATTACTGATGAAAATAATCCAATATTAGGACAACCATTCAATCTTATTATTATGGAAATGTCAGAAGACGATATTACAAATAATGTGAACTTCTTATGTCCGACCAACACATATTCCAATCATATTTACAATTCAAAATGGAATAGTATATTGATGATTAAATCTGGTATGTATTATGAACTTGTATGCAATGTTGAAACAAAATCGGGGTTTGAAACGTCTATTAAAACATTTTTCAGATTAGATTCTAGTAATCATATTTCTGTAATAATGAAAACAATTGCCAAACATACATTAGCTGTATGTAAGCCCAAAAAGAGTATTCCGAAATCACTTACCGAGTTTGTTGAAAATATTGATGTGTCAAGAGTGATTAACATATTGAAACAAAATAATTATATTATTGAAAACCAAGTCATTAATTATCAAAGTAAAGTTATTGGTGTGGAAGTGAAAGAAAATGAGGATATGAAAACAACTATATTTGTTCCTAGTTTTCCATCCTCCATCATTCAAGGCTATACTATTGCTACAATGGATAATATATATTGGAATGATTATGAAACTACTATTAAAAGATTAATGGGGATTTCACAGAAAACAAAGAAATTATTATGTTCTCCGCAAAATAATGTTTCACAAGATGGAATGATTGTTGGTATTATCACACAAACTAATCAGTTCGTTCAAGTCGTTCCTCCGATTGATGATGTAGGCCAACATAACAATTTGAAAACAATTAATGATACTAACTATATTCTTGCAGACAAGGTATTAACAAGTGAATCAAAAAGTAATAGTGAACGTATTAAATATGTAAATAATATACGATTAGAAAATGACTTCTACAACGCATTCAAAAATATCATTCGTAATATATTGATATACCCATCTAACAAAAAGATCTTAGACAAGTCAAAAAGTTTTATACAGGATTCAACTATATTATTCAAATATAAATTAGAAAAGATGATTATGATAATTACAAAGATTATTGAAGATTTTATTGACTTTGTAGATTACGACGCAAATGTATTGAAACAATTGGATACTATTACAAATTGTATTGACAGTGATAATAAGCAATATTGTTCTTCAATATCACAAAATGGTATCAATAAATTGTTAATTCCAAGTAAAAATCTAAATGATAGCAGTGTCAAAAATAGAGATATGTATATTGAGAAAGTATCATATGAAATTATTTATAACAAAAACATTCAGGATTATTTTTTCAATACTAAGCTGGCCGTTTATATTCCCGATACGTTTTACAATGTGAATAAAAATGAAATTATTATTCCTTCCACACTTATCCAAAGTATATTGAAAAATAAGAGTGATATTGTATCACACGCAGAAAATACGTATATTACACAAAACGTATTTGATAATGCTATTCCTGAAATTACTCAAAATTATACTAATCAAATTGTAAGAACAAATATTAATATAGAACCCATTGATGATATAAATATCAATAGTTGTATTGAGAAATATAGCAAACACTTGTTAGGTTCTGCCAGTATTAAATGGAATACACTATTACCTTCAAGTGGTGAAATTTTATTCGGAAATATTCAGGATTGTTCTTACTATATTTGTCAACATATATACAAGATTCATTTTTCCAAAGATATACAAGTAAGTGAAATCAAGAATAAATTGTGGTTGGAATACAAGAAATACCTTCAAAAATATAATGTTGCGATTAATGATATACTAAGTAATGAAGCGAAAAAACCACTGATTGATTCTATAAAAAATGGTTCATCCAGTCATTTTGCGATGATATCCGACATTAATGATTACTATCTCAGTCTCCTGGATTTTATTGTATTTGCTAACAGTGTGAATATACCTATTTTCTTTATTAATAACAATCCATTGAAGCATTTACAAATAAAGAATAATATGTTATTAACGGGTAATAATGTTGATACAAGCAAAAAATACTTCATTGTTCGCATTCACAATATTGATAACAAACATAAATTCTCTTTACTTAACGGTCAATATTTCCTATCTGATATTAATGATTATCAAATCATTATTGATAAATATACTCATTATTCATTCGAAGAAATTATTTCAAATTACACTATATAATTCAATAATAAACATTTATTATATTATTGAATACGTTATACAGGCATTATGCGTGCTAAATTATCACTCTGTTCGTTTCTTTTACACCATATTCGCATATTTTTATACAATTCTCTACCAAACGCATGATAACTGATATACACTATGTAACTAAGACCCATTGAACCCAAAATAATTGCCGCGATTATAGATAATTTTAAATCATCCTCCTCTTGTGCAATCGGGCGTAATAGATTGTCATCATTAAATATAGTTGTTAAATTGAATGTAGGTATCATTGTAGGTATACTAGTAGGTATCATTGTAGGTATACTAGTAGGTATACTAGTAGGTGTTTCTGACATATTCTAATGGTTGTTATTATACTAATTATAAAATGTGTTATCTGATATGCTTTAAATAGTTTATCAATATATTAATATACATAACTTCTGTGTGGTTCAAAATATGCTTATGCAGTGATATGCAGTAAATACCAAAATTATACATTTTAATGATTTTTTCTTCCAAAAAAAAGTGGAACGTGATTTTCAAAAGTGGACATTTTTAAAAATGTCCAAAAGTGAAATATGCAAAATAGTTTTTTTGGGAGGTTTCCAAAATAGTGTTTTCCGTAAGAAATGCAGTAAATCGCACATTAAAAAAAATATGAGTTGCATTGTAATATATTTTTGGACATTTTTAAAATGTCTGTATATTTTAGGAAAAATGGATTACAAAAAAAACGAGAAAAACGAGTATAAATATGTTTGTGTAAAATGTGATTATAAATGCTTTTATAAATGTGATTATGAAAGACACAATAACACCATAAAACATAAAAGGATTACAATGGATTACGAAAATGCATACTATTGCAAATGTGGTAAGAAATACACTCATCGGCAAGGCCTATATAAACATAAACGCTCTTGTAGTGTGAAGGAAGATACACAAACTATCCAGGAAATCCAGGATTTTTTGTTACAACAGCAGAAACAGCAAGCGATACGCGACGAAGAGCAGAAGGAACAACAACGGCAACGTGATGAGAATACGAAAAAAGAACATCAACAGCAAATTCAGGACTTGACAGATAAGATATCAAATATGTCTCTTGTAACTAATAATAACACGACAAACAAGTTCAATCTTAATTTCTTTCTTAATAACCAATGCAAAGACGCAATTGATTTTCAAACATTCTTGAAACAAATCAAGATTGAAGAAGAAGATTTATTTTATTTCGGGAACCACGGATACCTTAATGGAATGATGAATATTATTGATAAGTCTTTGGGTAGTTTGGAAGTTCATGAACGACCTATTCACTGTACCGATGTAAAACGTCAAATTATGTATTTCAAGAAAGAAGACGGTACGTGGGAAAAGGACAAGGAAAAATTACAAATGCGTCGTATGATATCTACAATAGATAACAAGAGTTATTATTGTCTTGAAGACTGGGAAGATGGCAATAAATATAAATGTGAGGATATGGATTCACCTAATTTCAAATGGTATTTGAAAGTAGCTACGGAAACAATGGGTGGAGATTACTCCAAAGACGATATTCACCTAACGAAAATGTTGAATTATTTGGCAGTTGAATTCTATATTAAGAAAGGAAAACAGTTATCATTATTGTAAAAAAACAATAAAAATATGAGTATAATTTTATTGTTGAATTATTAACAAACTAAAAGTCCATATTATATCCATCGTCTACATCACCACAATCATTTGTATTCACATTCATTGATGAAATAGTATTCTTAATAGATGTATTTTCACATTTACCTGTTTTCTTAATACCAAATGCGGTTTCAATGTCTGCTTTATTGTTAACAACGACAATATCATCACTGTCGCGTTTAGACATTTCATTCATATCAAGTAATATATTACACATACCAGTGCCATAGGGACCGGTCTGACCCAACATTACATTAGCTGATACACCACGCATATGATCGAACTCAGCATGACGACTTGCGTTCAATAATACTTCTGTATGCACTTCAAATGTTGATTTGGATATAGGTCCAATATCATCACCAAGAATACCAGAACGGAAGATGGAAACCATATTCTTTGTCAATGTCATACGGTCACACAGTAATCCCAAATGGTGATAGTTAATGTATACACCACTGAATTCCATTACATCTGTGAACTCATCGTGTATCATTTGTCGTGCAGCTTCCAATCCAAGAACATTAAATACTTCCTTGATATCATTACTAATAGTGCGTTTTCTATCAATAAAATCCAGTCCAAGAACATCCATCAAATTAGTTCCAGCGCTATCAAGAACCCAAATGTCCGTTGCATCGTATCCATTTTCATTTTTAACCATATAGTTCTGAATTTTACGGACATTCACATTTGATATATTAGAAATACCTCTTAGCACGACATTATTTAGTAGTTTGTCTTGGAATTCACGTAACAAGTATATATGATCGGATTGGTCTAATATACCCGAATCAGAGGGCTTATTATTATCAAGGAATTTACTATTTACACGAATCCTGAATACAAGATTATCCATATTATAATCGGAATATATACAGTTTACGTCGTCACCATAAATGTTTGATATAGCAAAGTGTATGTCGTCCATATTGATATTGCGCTCTAACATTTCCTCGGGGTTCATTTCAATACGAACAATCCATTTGGAATTATTGAAGGCATCATTATTTTCACCATCTTCGTTACATTCATTGAATAATTTTTCAAATTCATTGTATTGGTCTAATAAATGATTGTCGTCATTAATGATTGAATTGTTATCATTTGCATCAAAACATATTTGGACGCTCTTGACAATATCGTTTAGTTTTGTGTGATTCAACATGTTACTATAGTTGGTTGCTTTTTTCTGTTCCGTTTGATCGTGCTCGTTTAAGTAAACAGTAAGTGACGAACTTTTGGGATTTTTGGTTAATCTCAAAATCTCTTCAATTCGCGGCACACCACGAGTCACATTTGATTTGGATGCTACACCAGCAAGATGAAAAGTATTGAGCGTCAATTGTGTGGTTGGCTCACCAATAGATTGTCCGGCAATCACACCCACCATTTCACCAGGATGAACGACCGCTTCCTTGAATTTCATTGAGATTGTTTCAAGAACCAGTATGATACCAGTACGATGGAAACGCTTATGAATGAGTAGTGTCTTTGGGTTTAGATTGTAAAAGTATAGGAATCTGAATAGTTGATTTTCTTGTAAATATGGTGTAATTGTTGTAATTTTCTTGTAATATTCTTCGGTAAGTTCAAATACTTCAAGGGGGGTAATATCAATGATGCTATTTCCATTCAAGTTGAGTTGTTGCTGAATGTTATTTATAATGTTACTGAAACTCACCGGACATTTAACACCCATATCATTACTATTTTTGAATATATTTGTAACCAATAAATCACGTATTTCAATGAACTCATCAATGAACTCTTTGCATTTTGTTTTTGTGTCTTCACGTTGTTTTTTCATACGAGTAATCGTGCCCTTTGTATATACTTGACTCATTCCTTTGCGTTCATCGTGAATACCGATAATGTCAAATAGCATATAAATATCACTAATTGTCATTTCAACAATAGGAACAACCTGATTTTCAACTTTGGTAGAATCAAAATTGTCGTCGCCGTAATTGAATTGAACGATTTTGTGTTTGTTATCACGAACAGTCATATCATATTCAACTTTAAGATCTTCAAGACCTTTGATAAGTCGTCTTTGGATATAACCAGTTTGAGAAGTCTTAACCGCTGTATCAATAAGACCAATACGACCACCCATAGCGTGGAAGAATAACTCCTGTGCTGTAAGTCCCGAAATATATGAATTTTCAATAAAACCACGTGCAAGAGGAGTATCATCATATTTATTGAAATGGGGAAGCGAACGGTCAGTATATCCATAGGGAATTCGCTTACCTTCAACATTCGTCTGACCCAAGCAAGAAATCATCTGTGAAATATTAATGAGGGAACCTTTTGCACCAGACTCAACAATCATAAGGAAACGATTATCTTTGTCAAGAGATTTACGACCAATTTTACCTGCTTGTTCCGTTGCCTTATTGAGAATGTTATTCACTTGTGTTTCAAAAGCAACAAGGTTGCTAGTGGCTGTACCGTTTTCAAATATACCAAGATGTAACTTGTCAATAAGTGAATAAACTTGTTGCTTTTGATCCACAATAACATTTAAAATACTTTCTCGGGTTTGCTTATTCGCAATCAAATCTGAGATACCAACACTGTATGAACTTGTTGTCATATATTCAGTAATAACGTTTTGTAGGTCATCAATGAATTGTGCGGCGGACATATGTCCGTAGTCATTGAAAATACGGTGAATAATACCCTTTGTAGATGAACCCAGCATAGATTTTTCCAATTGTCCGCGCATATATTTACCATTTTTGATTTCCATAATATTATTTGAAGTTTCCGGGTCTTCGTGATCCTCAAATAGTTTGGTTTTGTTTTTCAATGTAATCGGTTTCATAATTTGTGAAAGAATATCGAAGCTTGTAATTTCCTTTTTGTTTTCAAATAGAGACTTTACGTCTAGATCTTTTATCATCATAAGTAAATTCATTGCTTGTTTTGGTGTAAATGTAATATTTGGACGAGTAAATCTGTAAGAACCAAGCATAGAATCTTGGAAAATACCAATAATAGGCGCATTGCTTGCCGGACTAACAATTTGATAAGGTGTCGCTGCGATTTGTTTTAGTTCTGTTTCTGCCAAAATATTTTGAGGCATATGCATGTTCATTTCATCTCCATCAAAGTCAGCATTGTAAGGTTTAGTACAAGCAACATTCATTCTAAATGTGTCACCTTTCTTCATAACCTTAACAATATGACACATCATAGACATACGATGAAGACTGGGTTGTCTATTAAAAAGCACACCATCTCCATCCATCATATGACGATGAACGATGTCGCCGTGTTCTAGACGAATGGATTCGCGATCCATATATCGTAACGAAATATTTTCCCCATTTTTGCGCTGTAGGATTTTTGCTCCAGGGTATTCATCTGGTCCATTTTGAATGAGTTTCGTCAAGAAATCAATGTTGCGTTCATTGACTACCACCGGCTTTGTAATATTCATTGCCACTTTCTTTGGAACACCCAACTGTTTGATAGACAAGTTGGGATCGCCTGTAATAACGGAACGCGCACTAAAATCCACACGTTTTCCCATCAAGTTGCCACGAATACGTCCAAATTTGCTATTCAAACGGTCAGCAATACACTGTAAAGGTCGACCTGAACGCTGCTGCATAGGCGCGGAACCTTTCACCTTATTGTTAGCAATCATCGCGACAAAATATTGAAGATTCGTAGTGAGACCGTCAATCACATTTGAATTCGTATCATCTGATTCAAGTTTGTTACGAAGTTCATTGTTTGCTTTGATAATATTGCTATAAATATGTGTCAAATCGTCTTCACTACGCTGTTGTGCGTCGTGTTTAACCGAAGGACGCATAGCTGGTGGCGCTACCGGAAGGGCCTGACAAACAAACCATTCGGGACGAGACCATACAGGACTAAATCCCATAAAATGAATATCATCATCACTAATTCGCTTGAATATTTTGATAATCATTTCTGGCGTTAATGTAATCAATACATTTTCATCTTCACTGCTTTTTTCCTTCCATTCAGCAATAATCGTGGCAAATGATGTAACTGGCATTTTAATATCAGGAACCTTACAACCACATCCTTCTTCATTGTAATCTCCACAAAAGTGAATATTGTTTTTATTAATATGATTATATACATATTGCCAACGGTCGCTGTCTTTATATTCCAAAATGTGAGTATGATGTTTTTTACTAATGAGAAGTTTACTGCATTTCAAACAAATGCATTTACAGATTTTAATTATTTCTTTGATATGTTGAATGAAGAATACAGGTCGTGCAAGTTCAATATGTCCGAAATAGCCAGGACAATCAATGTAATTATATCCATCCGTGGGACATATGTATCCAGGTTCAAGGACACCCATACGAGGGTCAAATAGACCACCAATGTCGGGCTTGTTGTTAATGTATGTGTTTCGTGATGTGATTTCCACGACAGAATTCTTGCGAATTTCTTCGGGAGACATCATACTAAATTGGATACCAATAACCTTTGAAGGTTCCATTTTCTAAATACTATATATTATATAGTGTTTATATTATTTCATTCATGAATCAATTTTGTTAAACACGATTTTTATCATATCATATCATAAAATTGAATCAAATACTCTGTCAATGTTATACTTACATAATTAATACATTACCATCATGACGAAAAATTCCGATACCACCAAGCGCACTCGCGATACAAAGACGAAGAATAAAATCTCCAAGAAAGAAAATAAAAAAAAGAAATATCATAGTTCAGACAGTGATAGCGAGGATGATGATTGGGTTAAGCATTTCATCGGGGACAGCGATTACGATGAGGAGAATGACAGCGACTATGAAGATGACGAATCAAGCGACGATCACGAATCAAGTGAAGATGACGATGACGAATCAAGCGAAGATGACCAACAATATAAGAAGAATAAAAAGAAAGGTAAGAATGTAAATTCCAAGAAAAATACTCTGGATCACGAAGCAGTCCAAAATATTATATCAAAGTTGATTCCTTCCAAGTATATGAGCGATAAGGTAAAAAAAAATAAAAAGAGTAAGCGAGTTTCAAAGAAACAAGAGAGTAGTGATGATGAAAGTCAAGAAGATGAGAGTGAAGAGGATGATACCGAAGAAGATGAGAGTGAAGAGGATGATACTGAAGAAGATGAAAATGACTTCATTCTTCTTCTTGGTGGAGGAGGAAACCAAGAAACCTATAACTCCAAAGACGATAAATATGATTGTAATAGTGATGACGAAGAAACATTTATGAAGGAAAATTATTTGAAGATTGAGCTTCCTGAAAATTTTGATAAGGAAATAAAGACAACAAAAAAAACAAGAAAACTTAAAACCGTTGATGAAGAACATAGTGAAGATGAATGTGATGATAAAGATAATTCTGTTGAGAAGGAATATCTTGAATTGCGAGAACTGAAGAAAGACCTTACCGATAAATTGAAGAAGCGTCCTAAAAGTAAGATTTTGGCAAAGGCTATTGCGGATTATGACGACCAAATCAAGGAATTGGTGAAGGATAATCGTATTAAGAATACTCGGAAATATCACAAATTGATTCATACTTCGGAGGACCGGACGAATGAGGTTGATTATTTCAAGACGAAGATGTCGCATAAGGAACAAATCCAAATATTGCAGGAAATGAAGCGCATTAATCAACATATCAATATTGATAAACCATATCGTATTTCATTGCTTACATCATCAATTCCGCCACAATTTAAAGCGATTGCTCTTCAAAAGTTGAATATTCTTAAAAATATGGAACCAGGAGATACAGAATACTATAAACTTAAGCATTGGGTAGACGCATTTATGCGAATTCCATTCAATCGTTATAGAAGTTTGGATATTACATTGGATTCTGGAAAAGAAAAATGTCAAGAATATATGTTGAATGCCAAGAATAAATTGGATAATTGTGCCTACGGACTGAATGATGCCAAGATGCAAATTATGCAAATGATGGGTCAATGGATTTCAAATCCTAATTCAATGGGAACAGCGATTGCCATCAAGGGACCGATGGGTACAGGTAAAACAACCCTAGTTAAGGAAGGTATTAGTAAGATTATGGATCGCGAATTCGCGTTCATCGCTCTTGGTGGAAATAGTGATGCCAGTTTCTTGGAAGGACATTCATATACATATGAAGGCAGTAGTTGTGGTAAAATCGTTCAGATTTTGATGGAATGCAAATCAATGAACCCAATTATTTACTTTGATGAGTTGGATAAGGTTAGCGATACACCAAAGGGTGAAGAAATTATTGGTATTCTGACACACCTGACAGATACATCACAAAATAGTGAGTATCATGACAAATACTTTTCAGATATTTCATTTGACTTGAGTAAATGTTTGTTTATCTTCAGCTACAATGATGAGAGCAAAGTTAATCCTATTCTTCGTGACAGAATGTATCGTATCCAAACCAAGGGTTATGATACAAAGGAGAAGATGATTATTGCAAATGATTATTTGATGCCTAAAATTAGAGAACAGGTGAATATGAAAGCAGAAGAAGTGATTATTCCCGATGAAACTCTCAAATATATTATTTCAAACGAAGCATTGACATTCAAAGAAGATGGTGTGCGTAATTTGAAACGGTGTTTGGAAATCATTCATACAAAACTCAACTTGTATCGTCTTATTGATAGTGATAATAAGATGTTTGAGGATATGAAGATGAAGGTAGAGTTTCCATTTACAGTGACAAATGAGTATGTGGATACAATGATTAAACACAATGACAAGATGAACCCCAGTTTGTTTGGGCTATATATCTAAACGTTGAATAACGTATACATATTTTCATTACGATAAAAAATTATATGTTTTTTATTTAGGCATTACCACCGCGAGTTTCAAACATTTTTTTCATTTCATCATCTACATCAATCCAGCCAGTAGTTGTAGTTAAATTAGTAGGACGAATGTCCTTGGATCCTTTTTTTGTGGAAATCTCATCAATTTTTTTATTGCTTTCAGGGGATCCGTAAAATCCAGGCATACCATCAACGGCATAATCTACTGAACCGTCTTTATTGACATTTTTATCACATTGTGGTTCAAACCCTTCAAACGGGTATTCACGAGAGAAATAGTTTAGAGGGTGATAAGGACTATAGTAAGAAGATGCCGTCATTGCGTTGAATATAATAATAGCAACAACTACAAATAATATTAACCAATATTCGTTTTCAAGTTTCATTATATATAGATCTTATATATTTTTCGTCAAATATCAAAGTTAAATATATTGCTTGTATTTTTTCAAAATAAGGGATTGTTTTTTTATATTTTGATATGTTTCTTTGTCTGAATAATAATTTGAGAATAGGGTTTTTGAGTTTATTTTATATTTGAACCAATTCGTATCAAACAAATTAATTGAATATTCATGTAATCTCAAAGCGGCTTTACTAAATCTGAACGAAACAATATTATCATATTGAAAATATATTATAAGTAATATCAGTATAACGCCAATTAATAATGTATAATTCATAATATATATTCTATTGGTATAAAATATACATAAAAAATCAATATATTTAATAGTATATTATGAATAAAAATGAAAAGCTTCAACTCAAGAAGATGATAAGTGAGGCGGGTTGTGATGATAATACAGAAGCAATTCGTCGCTTAAAACATAGCACAAGAATTCGTGACGAATTGCGAAAAATAGACACACTTCGTAATGCGAATAAAGATATGGATAAAGAAAACTTTTCATTCTTGTGTATTTCTGAATGTAATTTCTTATATACAAATTATTCCGATATTTTTCATAAAGCAGTAGCAAACGAATTGGATTATTTGTTGATGACAAAAGTCTTAACTGTATTAAGACAAATTGAAGATGGAAACGTGGATCAGCACGAAGGTTCCGTATTGGTGGGAAAACTATTGAAAGAATTGTATGTAGATAGTGCATTACGACGTGCGGATAACTTAGATAAACAGCATGAATCAGAAGAAAAACCAACCTTGTATGATGGTAAGAAAATTTCTTGGAAAGAATATATGCTATCTAAATAATTAAAGTGATATAGTTATATAAAGTAAAATGTTATATATAATAATATACTATGATTAATGATACTGTACTTGCTGTATTTGGTGATTCAGAAAAATATGCTATTCTAAATCTTGCGGTCGTTGGCGATGACGAATTAAAAGAAAAATACAAAGAGCACGTAAATAGTCATAACCTAAAGGTAATGGCGTCTTCGTATCCAGATTCTGGGTTTGATTTATTTGTGCCTGAAACTACGGAGTTTGATGTTACGTTTGAAAAGAAAATGATTGATATGAAAGTGAAAATGGAAATGTATTATAAAGAACAATCCCAACCAACTATTTCAAGTTATTATAGTTATCCTCGTTCAAGTATATCAAAAACGCCATTGATGCTTGCAAATCATGTAGGTATAATTGACTCAGGATATCGTGGTAATTTGATGGGTGCGTTTCGATCACTTTCTCAGGATAAATACGTGGTGGATAAACATTCTCGTCTTCTTCAAATATGTCATCCATCATTGTGTCCGATTATAGTAAATCTCGTGAATGAAGAGGAACTAACACAAACATCTCGTGGGTCCGGTGGGTTTGGTTCAACTGGTAAATAATTGTAAAAATAAAAATGTCATAATGTAGTAGGAGTATATTATGACTAATAATATAAAAAATGAAAAAAATGTTGTATTATTTAAAGGGTTAATATTTAAACAAGCCGTAAAAAAAAGTAAAAAGGTAATTACTCTTGATTTAGATGAAACAATTGGTTCATTCTCACACTTACATATATTATGGAATGGAATAATGCGTTTTTTCAATAAGAATGGACTATCCGATAGTGATAAAGAAGAAATGTTTTTCCAATTATTTGATTTATATCCGGAATTCTTACGATATGATATTTTGCATATATTAAATTATTTATATAAGAAACACAAGGAAAACAGAGTTCAACTTTATTTGTATACGAATAATAAATGTGGATATCATTGGGTGGAGATGATTGTGAAATATTTGCAATATAAATTACAGGTATCAACTATATTCAATCGGACAATTTGTGCGTTCAAAATAGGTTCCCAAGTAATAGAACCAAACCGAACTACAAATAGTAAAACATTATATGATTTTATTAATTGTACGAAAATAGGGAAGAATACTCAAATATGTTTTTTAGATGATGCGTATCATGAAGAAATGATAAAAGACAATATATATTATATACAACCCAAAGTATATTACCACTGTTTAAAAATATCGCATATTCTTGAAAGATATTTTGCTTCTATTCTATTTACAAAATTTGAGAAGAAAACATCAATGAATAATGATAACTATAAAGCATTTTTGATTGATTGGTTTAGTTTCAATAATGCTGATAAATATGTGTTATCATATGAACCATATAGCTTGGAAAGGGAAAAGGGAATATCGCGAAAAATATTGTATTATATCAAAGAATTTTTATATTTTCTACCAAAACACAAAACGTCAAAAAAACGAAATATGATATCTAATTTCACACGGAAGAATAATCAATAGATGAATTTGCCATCAATATGATTTCTTCTTGTTTCGTCATTTTTTGGAATGAAATACAATCATCAAATTTGTATTGTATAAATTTGTTGGCTTTATTTTTACATAAAATTTGTGTACCATTATTGGTAAATTTTGTATCCATAATTACACCACCATTTGTTAATGTCAAATTAGAACCAGGTGTAATACGAATCCATCTTACGTGACGTCCTTTTTGAATATCACATATCTCATCTATATATACATATCCAATTAGTTTACTTGAAATTTTATCAATGAAAGATACATTATGTTGTTTCAATACATTGATTATATCTTTTATGATATCATCCGTATTTTTATTTTCAATATTGGACGAACATTCATAATCATCAATCATATCCATAATATTTTGAATATTGTCCGTTGTTGATAATTCACTTTGGATATCACTAATCATTGACTGCAAATCGTCGTCCATATTATTTGGTTGTCTTGATATATATATTTCTAATACTTTATGTAATTACATAAAGTTAAAATATGTAAAAATGATAGACAAAAATGATAATTAAAAATAAATATGAACTTACCAAAAAAATATCAGAAGGCACATTTGGAACAGTATATAAAGGGAGTAAAATAAAGGATAATAAGGATGTCGCCGTGAAAATAAACAAGTCAAATGTTAACTTTTTAAAACAAGAATGTACGATAATGCATTATTTGCTTTCTAAAAAATGTGCTTCTATACCTGAAATATATTATTATGGATTAGTAAATGACTATTATGTTTTGGTTATGAAATATTGTAATTTGTCATTGGTTAATTTTGTTAAGCAATATGAAAGTAATATAAAAATAATTGAAAATCTTTTTTTTCAATGTATTGAACTCATGCGCGAATTTCACGAACATATGGTTATTCATTGTGATATTAAGCCAGATAATATAATGATTTCCGAAAACAAACTGTATTTTATTGATTTTGGATTGTCCCAGTTTTATATTGAAGAAGATAATATACAAACAGAACGCAATACACAAATAAACGGAACTCCACGATATGTAAGTCCATTTATACATCAAGGTTTCAATTATACACCCAGAGATGATATCATCTCATTGTGTTATGTATTTTATGAATTATATAAACCATTACCTTGGAATAGCAGTGGTTTTGTAAATAATATACAACACGAAAAGAATAAAGAATTGTGTTTACGTAAGATAAGATGTGTGAAGGAAGAACACGAAAATTCGTATTTGATGCATATTATTAATATTTTGAAATATTGCTATACACTACAAGATAATAAATATATAGACTATGACGCATTATTACAGCATGTGTAATCATAAAATATAATATATAAACAATATAAAAAACTTTATCTATATTGTGTATATAAATATGGGTGAAGTTACAGTTCTAGAACAAAATGTATTGGGTCAAGTTAAGTGGTTTAATAACAAAACCGGATATGGTTTTGTCACTATTGTAAGCGATTCTCCCAACAAAGGTAAGGATATTTTCGCTCATTATTCTAATTTGAAAATAGAAAAGTCTCAATATAAGTATCTCATACAAGGTGAATATATTCAGTTTGACCTTGTCAAACCCGATAAGGGAACTCATGAATTCCACGCGGTCAACATGACTGGTGTATGTGGTGGGGGTCTATTATGTGAAGTCAGGTATGAGGTATCACAAGAACGCACAACAAATAAACACCAAGAACCTTCACAACCCTCTGATTGGACGACAAGTGATGGAAAGTAAATGTAACACAATTGATATAATATAAACACATTTTTTATATTATAGGTATAGAGAATGTTTATTGAGTATACAGCATATTTTTTGCTATATGTATATGTATTACGTCGTACACAGACGAGTATGAATAAATTGGGAATAAAGTATGATGATAACAAATATATCAATTATTATGGTTTGGACGGTGAAGAGCACTTTCTCATTCCTCAATTGAAAAGAGATGAATAAGTAGTTTCAAGCTCACTGAGTTGTTCTGGTGTATTTACACCATTTGTGGTGTATTGCATACTTTTTGGAATATAATACAGGGTTACTTTACTATATTCACTTATATAATGAAAAATATCCGGTAAATAAAATTCTTTTTGAGTGTTATCATTTTTTATTTTTAAAATGGTTTGTTTAATGTCAAATAATGATAGAGTATAAATACCACAATTTGTCAAATTGATTTGTCTTTCTTCTTCGTTACAATCTTTTTCTTCTATAATTCTGTCTAGGGTATTTTCACTCTTCTTACTTACTCGCCCAAGACCAAATGGTTCATCTTTGTATGTTACCGCAATAGTATTGTTGTTAGTATTTAATAAATTCACTAATAAATCCCTTGAAATTAGAGGAACGTCTCCAGATAATACCAAATATTTACAATCATCGTTATCGCATATAATATATGGTAAACAGCACAATACAGCGTGTCCTGTACCTTTTGCGATAGCTTGTTCTACATATGTAATATCAAAAGAGATGCTTTTGGATATTGTGTCTTGAATTTGCGATTTATGTTTTCCTACAACAATAAATATGTCTTTAGGTTCTGTTTCAATCGCACGTTCAATAATATGTACGATTAATGGTTTTCCACCAAGAAGACAACAAACTTTAGGTTTAGAACTATTCATACGCTTACCATCACCACCAGCAAGTATTATAATACTATGTTGCGTCATTAACATATATACAAAATATATGTTTATATTATATTTTAGGTCCATTTTACACTTCTTTTAATGTTTTTAAAATTATACTCATACTTTCTTCATACTGAGATGATGAAAGTGTTAGAGGAGGGCACATACGAATAATTTTGTCTCGTGTAATCTTTGTTAATATACCGTTTTTCATTAATTTGAATACGACATCTTCAGCCAATTTGGGTGTTTCAAATTCAATAGCATTAAGAAATCCTCTTCCACGAACAGATTTTACAACGCCAGGAACTACAAAATTATCGTATATAGTATCACGAAAAAGTGAGCCATATTTTGATACCCGGTTCAATAATCGTTTATCTCTAACAATATCTACAGCTTCCATGGCAATGGCACAAGCAAGTGGATTTCCACCGTATGTAGAACCGTGTGTTCCAGGCTCAATATTATCCATAATGTTATTGTTTGCAAGAACACAAGACATAGGCATCATACCACCAGTCAATGCTTTTCCTAACACGACCATATCTGGCAAAATAGTTGAGCGTGAAATAGATGAAGGCTCACAACATAGAAGAGAACCGGTTCGTCCTAAGCCCGTCTGGACTTCATCGCATATTAGGAGAACATTATATGTATCGCATAATATACGCACATTGCGAATATAAGTATCATCCGGAATAATAATACCCGCTTCACCTTGAATGGGTTCCATCATATAAGAACAAATATTAGGGTTATTTTTGAATAACTCTTCAAGTTGTCGAATGTTGTTATATTCTACAAAATGAATACCAGGTAAAAATGGTCCAAAATTATTATAACACGCAATATCGGTTGAACTCGAACAAGCTGCAATTGAACGCCCCCAAAAATTGTTGATTGGAAATACGTGTTCGGCTTTATTTTGTTGTATTTTTTTTGTCTTATATCCCCATAAACGAGCCAGTTTAATTGCGGTTTCACACGCTTCCACTCCTGTATTCATAGGTAAGCATTTATCATATTTGAATGTTTGGTTCATATATCTATAAAATATAGACAATTGCTCGTTATGAAAAGCACGACTACATAACGTTAGTGTTTCACATTGTTTCTTCATTACATTGACAAGACGTGGATGACAATGTCCTTGATTTACACTGCTATATGAAGATAGAAAATCAAAATATTTTTTGTCATTTACATCATATAAGAATACTCCCTTCCCTTTATTGAGAACAACCGGAAGTGGTTTATAATTTTGTGCTCCATATAATTTGTCATATCGTAATAATGTTCTGAATTTTGATAGTTGAGATATATGTCCTGACATATGTATAACCTATATCAGTATAATTCTTTATGTATTTGCGATAAAATCTAATTATATTATAATAATGATTAGTGAAAAGGCATTTATCAATAAATATCATCGTCCAAAGGAAACATTTACAGAATTCTTGAAAAGTTATAAAGTGCATATGCGGGGACAAATTTCATCATTATCCTCATATGCTAAACGAAAGAATATATCTACACAGCAACTTAAACAATTACATGAAAGTATTAACGATGATTACTTAATTTCGTTCTATAATACTTCAATGAAACCACATAGTTTAAAGATTGAACCTTCACCAATGAAAAACAAAGCATATAATAACAATAGCAACGTCCAATATAAAAATATCATTCGTAATTTGCACTTCGAACAGCTTGTATATAAAACACAACCGGGATTACCAAATATTAGAAACTATGGCTCAATGTTGAATGATATTTATAGAAACAAGATAATTGATTATAAAATATTAACACCCAGTGCATTACATTATATTGAGCTGGGACGCATCGGAAGTGTATATTCTTCGTATTATTTCAGAGCATCTATTTTGAACCCTTATTTAGTATATTCTTTGAATGAAACATTATTGAAAGGTTCCAAAATATTTACACCTACTTTGGGTTGGGGGTCATATTGTTATGGTTTTTTAGAATCATCTCGTGTCACCGAATATGTAGGCACCGATGTCATACCATCGGTATGTAAAAAAACACAGCAGTTTGCAAACAAGTATTATCCCAATAAAACAACCTCAATATACTGTGTCCCATCAGAGGAATTATACAAGCTACCTGAATTTCAAAAGAAATATGTTGGATATTTTGATGTGGTGTTCCTGAGCCCACCCTATTATGAGTTGGAAAAGTATGATGGTGCTAAACAGAGCATAAATAAATATAAAACATACGAATCTTGGCTAACTAAATACTGGCAAGAAACAATCAAGTTATGTTTCCGTGTATTGAAAAATGGTGGGAAAATATGTTATATCGTATCCAACTATGAAGGTAACGATAGATTAGTAGATGACCTTAATGGTATAGCAATCAAATATTTCAAATTGATAAGCGACCAACCGATGTATAATAAAACAGTAAATGTAAATAATAATCAACATCGCAATGAAGAGCGTATCATTACATTTACAAAAAAATAAATTTATCATATTATATTAAAAATATTCTATGATATCTAATAGTCTTGTGTTTCAATGTTGTCAATTATATCTTTTGGATAATTCATTTGACGCAAAACACTTAAAGCACCGCGGATTTTTGAAATACCCTTTTCTATTTTGTAATGGAATATACAATTACCAATATCATCTAACGTAGTATGCATTTTATAGTTTTCTGTATATTTTGAATCTTTGAATTTATTACATATGTATACGTAATGTGTGGTTAAGATATAATCAAGGTTCTCAACATTATTAAGATATGACAAAAATGCTACACCCGACTTTGATGCTTCTTCAGGATTGGTTCCCGAATATAGTTCGTCAAAGATGCAAAAATGACGTGTTTTATCTTTTGATGTAGAATTGAGAATATCTATAATTTCCTTACATCGTCGCGATTCGGCTTGGAATAGACTATCTCGTTCAGATGTATCGGGTATATTGAGATATGTATGAAAATGTGTATATGGGTTCACATTTGCAGATGTATAAAATCCAAATCCGAATTGTTGAGTCAATATAAGATTAATAGTAGTTGTCTTTAAGAAAGTTGTTTTTCCTGATGCATTTGAACCACTAACTATGATATTTTTCTTTAAATTACAGTTATTAGAGATATTGTCACAGTCATTATCTAATAACGGATAATATTGTTTTTTCATATGTGTTTTCTTTTTATTGGAGAACTTGGCGCCATTCACAAGGTTCCCGACATTACAACTTAATACCTGTAATTGTGAAAGATATTCTGCGAATCCAATAGAAAAAGCAATTGCATTTTTATATTTGTCATTATCATAGATTTTATAATAATGTTTGAGAACCGACCCGAACTCAAATACATTATACACATCCAATTCTTTATAAGTGAAATCCTTCAATTCTCCATTTAGTTTTTCTAAACAATGAATATGTGTTTCACAATGAGAAATAAAAGGGTTATATGATTTACAATTCTTTGAAATATTTTTAAATGACGAGAACCTAAATATTGTTGTTTCAATATGTTCTTTCAGTAACAATATGTTCTCGTTTACCGTAATAATATCATTGTAGTATTTTTTACATGACTGGATGTTATTGTATACCTGAAGTAAATACATACACAAATAAAAGATAATTTGAATCACACTAGATAAACTAAGGTTATTTATTTGTGTCAGTGCCTTTCCTATAAAGTGGTTTTTTGCAATATGTTTCAGTATATCATAATATTTATCTGTTGAAATCGGAATACCTTGAATTTTAAGTATAACGAATGGGACCATTAATAATATAAATGGCATAATGAAAAATAATAACGGACTTAACATATTGGATAAAGATAGAATGGTAAGAAAAGGAATAGAATAATTCAATGGTTTAAATATAGACCATTCTAAAAATGAATATTTTCCACAAAAATGAGGATTTCTAATATCGTGCCAATAATGACTCAATTTATTAGTATCTTCTTTCCATTTTTTTGTATCGCATTTACTTATCTGCTGTGTATTATTTACAATTGTTTGTGTATCTCTCAAGAACCTGATATTATTTGTAGTATAATTACTCCATTTTTCATGTAAACATTTAGAAACCTCACTTGATGATCCAAATACTTTACCATATACTTTATTAATTTCTATGTCATTTTTAATATGTTCTGACAAAATCTGTTTTTCCTTTAAAAAATCAATCGGAATGCTAAAATTATTATTTATATCGTGTATTAAATCTGTTGAAAATGGAAGATTACTATTACTGCTCGGTTCCGAAAATAAAATTTCTTTAATGCGTTCCATGATATAAACAACACGTCTATAAAAATGTTATTGTTTATACGAATACAAAATTGATTGTGTTAATATATAAAATAATATTCATAATTAACATATATACGTATTATGACAATGTCATTAGAGGATTTGAAAAACATAAATATTGATATGTATAGATTACCTGAAAACACAATGACTATTATCAACAATTTAAATAGCGTTTTTAAAGGAATGAATGATAATAAGCAATATCATAAAACATACACGAAACAAGAACGAACCGAACATAATAAACAGAAACATGATACCACAAAAACGGAACAACCGCAGACAAAGTTTATTTCTGCTACCAAGCGTAATGCCGACGTAGGTATCCAGCGAGATATAAAGGAAATTACACTATTGATGAATAAAATGACAGATAAAAATTATGAAAAGATTAGCAATAATTTGTTTGAATCGTTTGAATACGTATTCAAGGAATATGACGGCAATGATGAATTGAAAAAAATCACAGATAATCTGAATAATACTATTAAATATAATTCTGCGTATTCAACAGTATATTCGAAATTTTATAAAGTGCTTGTGGAAAAATACGGTAAATTATTTATAGATGGTCTTGAAAAAATAAATATATTGTTCGAACAGTCAATAGAAGAAGTATGGTATGTAGATTCAGATGAAGATTACGACAAATACTGTAAAATGAATCAAGATAACAAGATTCGTAAGTCGCTACTCATATTCATTACTAGATTAGTAATGAATGACTATTACAATCAGGATATATATATCAAATATGTATCATTAATTATCAAGAAAATTGAGGATAATATGAATTTTGAAAATTCAACACCTATTGTTGAGGAACTTGGAGAAATACTTTATGATATGCTTACAGTATCTGAATTAGAAAAGGTAAAAGAATATGATTGTTGGGAAACAATTACTAACTTCGTTCAAAAAATGAAAACAATTTCACCTAAAGATGTAAAAAGTTTCTCAATGAGATGCAAATTTAAGTATATGGATATGAATGACTATTTGATTGGGAAAAAGAAGTAAGCCACAATTATAGATAAATTACATATAATTCTATTTTTTGTTAGAATAATATGAAACTATAATAGAAATATAGTATATATCTCCTATGGTAAGGTCAGTTTTAGATAAACATCTTGAATATAAAGAAGACTATATAATTGAAGGTGATGATAAAGGTAGTGAAATGTCAAGTTATTACTACAATTTAAATAATAAAGAAGTTGAAATTTTATTAGGAAATAAGCGAACACAATATTCAGATAATAAAAACATTGTTTATATGCCAATATATTTGATTAATAATGATAGTGTTGATAAAAAAATTGGTATTTTTGAAATAAAGGCAAGTGATCTTATTCACTCAATTGACGATGATGGGGATATCATTTTGGAGAATGGCAATGTATTACTTTTTACAAATATTGATACAGAACCTGTTTCAGATATACAAGCATTAGTAACGTTTGATAAACACGATAATGAGAAATCACAACAAGAAGAGATAATTGATAATAAAAATGAATTATTACTTTTTGATAAAACAATCGCATTTGAAAAGAAAGAAGTTCATGATGAATTAGTCAAACAGTTTCACATAATCGCAGCAAACAATTGGGTTGAAAAGGCATTTAATAACCATAATTTTGGAAAAGAAGATGTATCTCCAAATGGAGATTGTTTTTTCTTATCCATAGTAAAGGCATATGACGGGACTGGAAAACATATTAACGTAGAACAATTGAGAACATATTTGACTACACAAGTGGATGAAGAAATATTCAATCAATATTATGAAATATATACCGCTATTTCAACAGAAAATGAACGTTTACATAACAATATGAATGAAAAGAAAAAACAGAACAAAATATTAAAACAGCGTTATGAAAATTCATTAGATAAGCACGATTCAATAGAAATAATGAAAGAGGGAGAAATATTACGAAGTAAATACAATGACGATAAGGTTAATACACACGGAAATCAAGAGTTATTGAATGAATTTAACTTTATGCAAGGAGTTTCCAGTATGGACGAAATGAAGACCGTATTAAAAACAAGCGTGTTCTGGGCGGATACATGGGCGATTGGAGAAATTGAAAAATACTTGAATGTGAAAACAATTATATTATCAAAGGATGCTTATGATAATGGAGATATTGAGAATATTATTTTATGCGGACAAATTAATGATATAAATAAAGTAGTTCGGGAACCTGACTATTATATTATGTTGTCGTATACTGGGAATCATTATGACTTGATTACATATAGCGAAAAGAGCTTACTCACATATAAGGAATTACCTTATATTATTAGAAGAGGAATCATAGATAAATGCCTTGAAAAACTAAGTGGACCATTTTATGAGATAAATGAATTCAAGAAGGTTCGCGACAAACTAGATGTAATAGAGAAGGATGAAGACGAAATAGATATTATTGATTGTAATAGTAATGTTGTATTTGTAATCCATAACAAATCAAATAACCTCCCGCGCCCAGGAAAAGGTGTCGGTGAATCGGTTCATAATAGCGAAAATATGAATTTCAACTTATTATATAATCAAAAACAATGGAGACGTAAATTAGATGATAGTTGGAGCCAAGAGTTTAACTTAGACGGTAAAAAATGGTTGTCTGTAAAACATTATGTTTATGGTTCCCGATACAAGAAAGGATTTCCAGATTTTTATCATTTATTTTCTCTCAACAGCGATAGTAAGATTTCAAAAGATGTTGATATTGCAACAGCTGCAGTAAGTAAAAATGGCAAATATAAAAATGATGTGTTACGTAAAGAAGAAATACACGAAGACGGTGACTATAATGATAGTCAAACAAGAGAACAAGCATTAATGTCAAAATTTTCACAGAATAATGATTTACAGCACGTTCTTGCGTTGACGAACAATGCGTGCATTAAACATTATCAACGAAATGTGCCTTTGGAGAATGATAATTTATTGATGAAGGTTCGCAATTCAATTATCGTAAATTAGAGGTATTACATGTTGATTATGTGTAAAAATTGAATCAATCATTTTTTTCATACTAACAATATAAATATACAAGTGAATATACACAATATGAACGCACAGCATTATACCGAAACCGAAACTCGCCATTATATGGAGAATCTCAAGCTTGATGAGAATGATTGGAAGAGTCTTTATCTCAAGATGTGGCCCGATAATGTCGTTGCTGACGGACGAAGAATTGAGACAAAGGAGGATTTGATTTGGATGGTGGAAGTTGTACTGAAGATTGGACGGGTAGAGCGGGTTGATGAGGTGGTGAAAGATATGCGTAATGGCAAGAGCACGCGTTCCGCGTTCATCCATTTCGTGATGTGGGATTCAATCTTCGGGTTGGATATGCGTAATGAGATTGATACCAATGGTATTTTCAACGCAATGAAGTCTCATACAACAGGTCTGGATTTCCAGAATAGTGATACTCGGTATAACCACATGCAGCCATTCTTTTCCTTCAGGAAGAACAATAACCCGTGTTCTGTAAACATTATGGAGGATCTCACGAAAGAGCAGCTCATTCGGCGCTGTAAGGATATGGAAGAAGCACTTGCTGCGAAGACGAAGTTCGTTCATGAGTTTATTCAGAACGAACGGGCATATTTGGTGAATGAAATCAAGATTCACCGAGATATTATCACAAAGCATAATACGGAAACAAATTAAAATAATCATAAAAATCAAAAAAAAGTAATCTGTAGAATTATTGTAATAAATTTAACGTTTTTTATTCGGTAACTATAACTCTTTTACAATCACATGCTGTAAATAGAGAAAATTGATTGAAAAAATACACAATTAGATGTAGCACAAATATAACAATAACAATCAAACCAACGACAATGAGCTCTACAACCCGTGTTTATAAGAAGACATCCAAGGTCATTCGCACGAACTTGACGAGTGAAGACAAAAAACAGCTGTTGAAGTTCATTTCAACACACAAGAAGAACGTAAAGAAAGCAGCGAAGGAGGCCGCGAAACAAGCAAAGATTTCTGAGAAGGAAGAGAAGAAGGCCGCAAAGATGGCCGAAAAGGAAGAGAAGAAGGCAGCGAAGAAGGCCGCGAAGAAGGCTGAAGGCATTAAGAGAAAGCCAACTGCCTTCGCTAATTATATGAAGATGACTCGTTCATCCGTAAAGAGTGAGAACCCCGACGCCTCTTTTGGAGATATCTCCAAGATTGTAGGAGAGAACTGGAAGAAGCTATGTGATAAAGAGAAGCAGCAATTTACAGTAGAATAGATAGATAATTAGAAGTAAATTAAGTTAACATTAATCATTGATTTTTTTTCATATAATATTACACATTGCGAATTACATTATAATTTATGACAAATAGATTATAAAAAAATAATCATATTATAATATATTATGAGTGACATAAGTGGAAATGAAGAAACTAATGAAAACGAGTTGAATTTGACCCCGACAATAGAAAATATAAACTCAAGTTTAAATGATTTATCGTTAGAATCGGAACAACACGAAAACACATTAAACGGTTCAATTACAAGCGAACATTCTAATAATACAGCGGTAATATATAAGGATGAAGAACGTGTAGAAACAATAAGTGCGCGAAGCAGTAATACACATGCATTACACAATACAGAAGAACAATATGAATTATCAAGTATTCGTAGTCACTTAACAGATAATAATGAAGAGTATATTGAAAACAAACCTATAAACTCACAAGAAACAGTATCATATACATCTAGACATACAGATGTAATTGACGAACATAAGCATTTATATATAGACTTGGAAAAGAAAGAACACGTTCCAGTGGAATATCACAAAATAATTCAAGCACTTGCTGGAAATAATATAGATAAAGCAATAACCATACGTGAAGAATATTTAAAATCACAAGAACAGAAAGAATATCAAGAACAAATGGAACGCGGTGGGTTCCCAGAGGAATTTGATATATTTAAATATGAATTTTTAGCAACACGCCGCAATAACAGTCATGTATTAGACGAATCCAAACAATGTAAGCGTTTTTTAGATTTGAAATATAATGATCTCGTGAATATTATAAATCGTATTCAAACGTCTGTTATTTTTACATCAACTATATCTGGATTTATGCAAGCAACAAAGACACAGTTTAATTTTGGAGAACAAGCAATTTCTATTGTATCTATTACAATTGCAACATATATATCATTAGTTTTATCTATATCCAAATACTATGCGTTGGATGAATTGAAAGAACGTATTCAATTGTTACGTGAAAAGTATTCATTATTGCTGAATGAAATAGATTATAATATGGATAGATTAGGACCCTGGACGTATAGGAAACAATGGTTAAAATCAGATTCAAAAGCAAAAATGAAAGAATGGCAAAAAGATTATCAAAACATATCAGAACGATATAGTACAATAATATCTACAAAGAAGGAATTGACATCAGAATATGAAGACATAATGGATACGAAATCACGAAATTATTATGACATACAAAATAAGAAATTATCCATTGAGAATAAGCAAAAGGTATATAAATGGACGCATAAAGAAGAAGAATTAGAACGAACAATCGCAGTAGATAGGAAGAAAATGTTGAAAGATGTAGAATATAATAAATTAGATATGAAAAAAGGTTCAATTGTGTTAGAAACAGAAGAAAATGATAATTGGTCGTTTAGTGGATGGACTGATGTAGTATAATCATTCAATATAATACGAAAATAATATATTGAATAAAATATCGTGTATTTTAACCATAGAAACTAAACTTCATTGATTTATGAAGCAAAGGACATTGTGAAATCAACGTATCCGCTAACTTCATATCACGTTTAAAACCAATTGAAGATGAGGTTTTATGAATTAAATCAATATATTTACTTATGTTTTTAGAAGTGAAATTGTTTTTAAGTGTATGATTACTTATAGATTGTGTGACTTTCAAGAAAGAATTTACATTATATAAAAATAACGTCTTTAAGAAATAATACGAGAATGCCGGTGTATTTTCACTATATTTTGAATTGTCTTTTCCAAAAACCAAATGACGCATAGACAAAGACGAATGTTTCAAAAATTTATTGGATTGAACGAGAGAATGTATAATTTCATTTGTAAGTTGGTTCTCTATAAAAGGGATAACTTCATTATATGTAGATTGGTTTTCAAATAAGTGAATACTCATTATTATGGTTGCGACCGTTTCGCAGTAAGCTTCATTAAAAGTATAGTTGATACCTAAATTAAATATATTATCCAATTTCGCGTTTATTGTATCGGAATATTTTGATTCAATAATTGAAAAGTCAATACCAAATGCGTGTAAACACTCGTGTATCAAAACTTTTTTCCATTCTTCTTTACGAAATATATATATAGCGTTTTTTTCATAACAACTAAACGTATACGCACTATTAATATCTTTGCGTTCAATACTATTATCAAATGTTGCTATTTCTTTTTTGAAGGGTGTATTGAATATATATATATCTAGTATTTTGGAACATTCTGAACTTGCGAAATTGCTGATAAAACTAACAATTTTAATCGTAGTTTCAATTATTTTTTTCGTTACTTTGTTGGTTGTAAAGAAATGAATGGATATGTGACGTTTATTTACAATAAACTGTATTAAGTGTTTACTGTAATCTTGTTTTTTGATATAAAGTAAAATATCACTGGGTATATGTTGATAATAAATACCAAACTCGCCACTATTTGTTTTTCTGTAGTTCTCTATATATTTGGGAATACTTGAACTTTTATAATAATAGTAAAGTGTATCAATAAAGTATTTGTTTTCTTTTGACATAATTAATGGTTTGAACGAAAATTTGGGAATTTTAAAGCACTGAATTATCTTATCATTCATCTCTTATAAAAATTGAATATCTATCAGAGTCTATATAATATTAATAAGAGTAAAAAAAACAATGGGAATAAGATATCTGAATAAATATTTAATTGACAAATGTTCCAATGTATCAATTAAGCAATTACATCTAAGTAAATTAAAAAATAAAACAATAGTAATAGATACAAGTATTTATCTTTACAAATTCATAGGCAATGGACTGTTAGCAGAAAATCTGTATATTTTGATTAATGTCTTTAAAAAATATAACATAAATGCTCTATTTGTATTTGATGGAATACCACCCCAGGAAAAATGGAATACAATTGAGACAAGGAATAAAGAAAAGGACCAAGCAGAGAATATGTATCTTGAGCTTACGAAAAAATTGTCTGAATCTCAATATAACGAAGAAGAACGCAAGAAAATAATGCTGCAAATGAATACCGTAAGGAAACAATGTATTCGTATTAAAAAAAAACATTTTACATTTGCAAAACAATTGATGGATGCGTTGGGAGTAAAGTATATTGACGCAGTAGGAGAAGCAGATGAAATATGTGCCAAGTTCTGTAAATCCAATATTGCGTATGGATGCTTAAGTGACGATATGGATATGTTTACATATGGATGCTCCAATATTTTGCGAAATCTCAATTTACTAAAAGAAGAGGTGACAATATATAATTATGAAAGCATTATCTATGATTTACAGTTAACACCCAGAATGTTTACATTATTACTAATAATATCTACAAATGATTATAATCAGGATAATGATAATGATTTTAACAAGTCATTAAATTGGTACAGTGAATACAAAGTTTCAGATAATATAGACATGATATCATTCAAGAAATGGTTAATTGAAAACGGTCATTTGGATAATATTGAAATTATCAACCAAATGGAAAGGATATATACTTTGAACGATAATATTGATGTCAATGTAAATAATTTAAATGAATCTTCTTCACAATTATGTAACAATTTGAAATATAATGAAATTCAAGAATTGATGAAACCACACGGATTTATATTCTTAAATGAGTGAATGGTAGAAAGCTCCATTATAACTGTAGTTGCCAGTGATTGATAAAAAAATAGACACATTCATCCAAATTGAACCCCCAATACTTTTCCATCGCCTACAAAATACATCGTCATCAGATAATATAGTATTTTTTTCTTTGCACGTATCAAATATCATATACGCATAATCACTTTCGCGTTCGTGTAAAATACTCTGATCATCTATATATTTTGTAGACGGATAAGCAGAAAACAGTTTATCAAAAACATTGCGTTTTAACATAATAAAATCAAATGAAGTTTTATCAATCTTGGTTATATTTTTATGGATACTAAGACTAGAAGCATTGTCAATAGTAATGTTATAATCACAGAGTTTATGTTGTAAATATAGTTCGTTTGAAAATGACGTGTTGTTCTTATCATTAAATACAGAAATACAATTTGGATTGGTCACAAGGTTGTTCCAGTTAATATGTTCTTTGGGACAAGCACCACTAACAATATACTTATTTGATAATAACATTTTGAAAATATCATATGGATTCCATATTACATTATTATTTATAAACATTATATGTGTAATGCCATCAATTGACATTGCCTTTGCTACTAAATTATTTCTAACACGATGGATTAAATTATCATCTTCCATAAAGAAATATTTGATACGAATTCTATGTATCTTGCATAAATCAATAGTTCCTATTAATGAATTTATAAATCCAATACTGCATTTCCCACTATAACACGGTATTAATATACACACAAATGGTTTGTGGTGTTTTACATATTCGGTTATCTGTTCGTTCATAATAAAATATGATTGTATATTTTATTATAATATTTAATTACACATATATTTACGCGACGGGTTCAGCCTTGATGAAGTGAGGCTTGAGGTAGCGTTGGAGGTTGAAGTAGGTGACTTCATCGGTCTTTCCTGCCTTGAGAAGCTTTCCAAGCTTGGTATCAGGAAGGATAATGCGACCATTGCTCTTGTCACGGAGACCATTCGCAACAACATATTGGTTGATTTCCTTGCTTACTTCGGTGCGGGCCATTTCAGTTCCGACTTCCTTGTTAAGGAATTTGGCAAGTTCATCGCTAATACGAGTAGGCTTAACAAAGCCAGATTTGGGACGATCACCCATATCACGCTTTTTGCGGGCAGTGGCGGCTTTGACGGCAGCCTTCAAGTCGCGTTCAACTGATTTTTGAAGTGTCTTGAAATCGGATTTGATGGAAGTAAAGATACTTCCGAGTTGTTGGAGCTTGGCGTTGAATTCAATCATTTTATCAGTGTATGTTTCAGCAGCAGCTTCAACAACGGGGGCAGCAGTTTCAACTACGGGTTCAGTAGATTCAACTACGGGTTCGGAGGTAGGAGCAGGAACGGATTCCTTCTTGGAACGGGAAGCTTTAGTTTCGGTAGTCGCGGCGGATTTGGAAGTTCTAACCATCTTATATACACTATATTAGGTATTCTTTTTATATTCATTTTATAATATATTATATTTATTAGCATTCATCCTGCAATCATTTATATATATATACAATTATTCGTTATAATAGAGATAATTATATATTTGGGATTTTTCAATATGCATCGTATAACCACGGCATCGCAATTCGCGCGCTGTGACAAACTTGTGTCAACGCCATTAAACAATATAAAGATCCCAATTTACAATGTTCTTCATCTATTCCTGTATAGATTAGTGTTTCCATAGATGTTACACATAACAATTTGATATGACTCGCTACACGTGAATAATTTTGCTGATTATGAGTAAATGTGCTAACATCAGACGTTAATATTAATTGAAACGGGTCAAAAATACAACATATTTGTTTCTTTGTGTCAATTGTAATATCTGCGCGAAATCTCCATATATCTTTCAATATTCTCAAAAATTTAGGGTAACAATGTAATGTTAAACTTGTAAACCATTGAGACTGTGTATAATTTCCTAATCTATCAAATTCAATAAATATATTCTGTATACGTTGATTTAATGTAAGATGTCTGTATTCAATCATTTTATTATATAGATTGCGAACCCTTGGAGTAGCTTGAATGTTGTAATATAATTGTGGATGATAATATAAATATGATATGTGATAATTGATATATGGATTAGGTAAACTTACACGAACATCACTAATATTATATTTAGAGCTTCCAATGATTGCTTTATTTATTTGAAATAGATCAATCGCATTTTTAACAATGTTGTATTTTATTGGATTCCGATTATATGGATTACATATACTTCTATTGCTGCTACTAACGTATCTCACAAATGATAATAATGAAAATCCATAAATAGTATCATCAGTGTCTTTATATGAAAATAAATCATACCAATCAATATCTACTATATTTTCCATTGAAACAAAATCTGTATCATTTATACATATTTTTCGCTTGCATAAAGCAGGACCCGATAAGTGTTTAGAATATCTGACAATTGAACCACGAAATACACTTTGTATCTTCTGAGATTTTTTAGATTTGATGAAGTGTGTTGATATGCGATGTATTAGTTCTGATTTTTTACCAGATATTTTGATATGATTTTCTCGTGCTATTTGTCGTAGGTCAATACATCTAAGATTTGATAATACCGTATCATCCTTTGGATTATATGTATGATATGTAATGTATTTATTTTCTGCATGTACAGTTTTCATTTATTATATTAATCCAGTAGATTTTATGTAGTTTCATATATATTTACATCATATTTTCATTTATGAATGAGATTTTATATGATATTTTTTACTCGTTTCAATATTTTTACTCATAAAATTGAATCAAACTTTTTCTATACTACACTATGTAAATTATTGTATTATTACTACTACCACTACTACTACTATGTCCGCTATGATGATGAACGTAAATGACTGGGATCCTTCCCAGGTCCGCTATATGGCACCCAAGGTCAATGACAAGGGTGGCAAGACTATTAACGTGATTAGCAAGCAAACTAATCGCGCGATTCACCTATCTACTCCTCAGCTTACTACTTGGGGAATTACTGACTATGTCAATGAGAAGGGCGAATCGGATAACAAGTTCACTATGTCTTTGTCTTTTCCCAGTGAAGGATATAGAACTGATGACTCCGACGGCTTTCTACAAAAGCTCAAGGATTTTGAGACACAAGTATTGGCTGATGCGGTTGATAACTCTGTCCTTTGGTGGGGAGAGCAGCTTGACCCGGCAGTCATTAAACACAACTTCTTCCCTTTCCTTAAATATCCCAAGGACAAGGCTACTGGACGCATTGACACGAACCGTGCTCCTAATATGAGGTGTAAGGTCACCAAGTATACCAAGAAGCAAGGTGATGAGACGATTGATAACTGGGGTATTGAGGTCTATAACAGTGATGGAATGAAGCTCTTTCCTTGTGATGACGTATCAACTACACCTATTGACTTTGTGCCAAGCCGAAGTGATGTCAAGTGCCTTATCCAATGCACTGGTATTTGGATTGGTGGAAAGGGTTGGGGCCTTCTATGGCGTGTAAACCAGTGTGGTGTAAAGCCTGCTGAGAATACTACTGTCTTTGGAAAGTGCCACGTCGCATTCTCCGAGCAAGAGAAGAACACTACTACCACAAAGTCATCAAGTGATGACGAAGAAGAGGAAGTTGTTGCTACTACCACTACAACACAGGTGGATGATAGCGATGATGAGGATGATGAGGAACAGGAGCCAGAGAGACCTGCTACACCTCCCCCTACACCGGTTAAGTCGCCTGCTGCTCCAAAGAAGCGTGTTGTTCGCAAGAAGGCGACTTAATTTAAAAACCATTTGAATAAAAAAGATTATAAAACCATTTGAATAAAAAAGATTATAAAACCATTTGATTATAAACCCATTTAACCTAATTTGAAGCAAAGTAAAAAACACATTTTTTATTTGAATAAAAAATTTGTCTTAATAAATTGAAAAATGAATAATAATATTACTCCTTTTATCGTCTGAGTAAATATTGTTCTTGTCCGGATAAGGAATTCCTTTGTTTTCTATAATTAATATTTGGTTTTTTTTAATACATAAATCTGGTGTTTTGAATATAATACTATAATTTTCTGTTATATTCATTGTAATTTCATTACTATTCAATAGTGTATGAATACTATATACACAGTCGATATGTATATTTTTGAATTCATCAATCCTATAATTATATTCTTTCTCTTGCAATTCGCATAGTGTTATAATGTCATCATCATGTTCTAATATATTATGCCACAAAGGGACATACAACTCACATCCTTCACACTTCAATTTATATATATTACCTTGCAATAGATCGTCCAATGAAGGGTTCAGTATATAGCAATTTATACTACTTTTCTTACTACATATCACATCATTTAATACTAACAGTATGTGGTCAGGTATACACAAAATATGTTTGTAATTACATAATATTGTTTTGATGCGAATAATATCTACTAACGATTTATGTGTTATATATTCAAATACATTTTCAAAACATTTGTCTTGAAGTGTTTCAAAAATACTATTGAGAACACCATTATCATTTATAGAATGCAGAAAGTCAGTAAATAAACTGTTGTAATCCTTTGAAATATGATCTTTATTTGATAATAAACATTCATATGCTTCTTGTATTTCTTGAAACTCTTCTGTTGTATCACTACCCGATTTATCCGGATGATATTTTAACGCTTTTAAACGATATTGTTTTTTTATATTATCTTCGTTATATTCGTTTTCATGGAGTTCTAGTACTTCTAGTGCCTTTTTTATTTCCATTATGATAGTTGATTAATATATTATAAAATAATCTTTCTATATGGTAAATTGGTCTGTAATTATTATTATAATACTTAATATTATTATTTATGTTGAGGATAATATCAATTACGTTTTTTTGTATAATCAACTTATTTTCAATGAAATGACATAGCACACTATAATAACATTCTTCAATATCTATATTATATGTTAGTATATCGTATAATATTTCACGAAATTCACACAAATCTCTTTTACTATTACATTGAGTGATAAATTCAACAATATTACGTGTAATCGTATCAAAATTATCACTATTATTATTAGGCATCTTTTTATAATAATATAATTCTTTCAGATTTGTAAAGTCGTATTCACTTATATCAGAAGATTCATCAATACCTGCGTTTACTTCTAACAATTTGGAATAGTCTTGGGGATTTGGCTTATTGAGGGAAATAATATCACAAATATTCAATATATTATATGGTATGAAGCTAACTGTATTTGTTAATATTACAAACTTTAATTCAATATCTTGAATATTACACGTTTTTTCATAATATAGGAAATTATAAAATAAATTTATTACTTCTATATGTATTTTATTGAAATTTTTACACAATATAATTCCTTTACGATTGGGTCTCAATATTACAATCTCTGTGATTTGGATGAATATATCTGTTAGATTTTGTTTTGCATTGCAACCCAATAGGTCAATATCTATTTCAAAATGAATGTCGCTCATTTTGTAGAAAAATGTTCCTTTTTCTGTTTGATATTCCATCTTCTTCTCTGTTTTGAGTTGGGTTTTACTATATTTTTGTATTAGTTGTAAGGATTCGCTATATTTACCCGAACCACAAGGTCCATAAATAATAGTATGGTTAATGAAATTCCTCGTTTCGGTTTGGGTTCCCGAACATAAATTTGAATTATTCATATCATGTATATTGTATTTACTTTTCTGTTTCAAATAATCTTGAAAATGTGTTTCATGGTATTTCATATTTTACAATATATACGTTATAATCTATATATTGTATTTGCTTTTAATATTTTATATTTCTTCCTATAATGCTACTTATAAACGAATTATACGAAAAATATGATGTTAATAATATAGAAAATATACCAGAAAATATCAATTTTTGCCCGCTTATACCAAAAGAAAAAAGGAATATAGTAAATATAGCTATCGCGCATATTATAAATACGAGTATATTAATAATGGTACTTGTCATTTCATTTTGTTTTTCTTCCAATACCTCGTCATCAGACTTCTCTTTTTCTTTATACTTGTAAATTTTGCTGTGATATTTTTCATATTCAATTGCATCTATCATTTCAAATACTGTTGTAGCTATCATTGTAACACTCGTGAAACCTAATATATTTTGTATTAAATTGCTTATGTTATTTTCTGTTCCGATTAGTTGTTCAATATTGAATATTGAATTGATAAATGGTACATATGGTAGGATAAGTGAGAATATGTATCCGGAAACAGAACCATAAATACGTCCTTCATTTATCATATCACTGCCTTTGTTTACGTTCAAATCTACAAAGTATCCGATTAAACCGCCTACGGATGTTACAATAATCGGAATAAGATAATATTTATCTATACTGGGGTGTAACATAAATGTAACTAAAAATAGTATCATTATTCCAATAATAGTTATAAGTGTATAGATGGATTGTTGATAATAAGATTTAAAATCAATATCGTATACCATTAATAATCCGAGACTTATCATTACAAGTATAGAGAACACGTCTTTACCTTCAATGTCTGTCAAACTAAATGGACTTATTTTCATATAATCTCCCAAAAATAAATAGATGACATAAATAATAAATAAACAAAGTGTTGATATAAAATACGAAAATTTGTAATTCTCTTCGCTAACCTTGTATTTCTTTGGTGGGTCGTATTTGTCACCTAAATTGTATGATTTTACTGCCGCGTTTGTATAACCAAATGTATAAAACGACAATGAAATGGTCCGAACAATTAAAGAACCTATCACTATCACGGGAATAATCGTAATAAAAAAACTTACATTATTGGTTTCTGGCTTAACCTGAGATACAACTTCATATGCTTTCCTACCAAATAATACGTGTATAATAATTAATAAAAATAAAACCATATTGTATCCAATATCCTCTTGTAAATATACAAATATCACAGTATATAAGAGAGCATAAATAAAGACATTATATACAGATAGTGATGTTTGAAATTTTTCTGTATTTACCACGTCGGACATATATATATTATATAGAATTTTTATCGACATTATATGTTTTGCAAATCCAATCAATTAACATATCGTTTGTATAGTTTGAAAACCCGTCTTTCAGTTTTTTTATATTATAAAATATTGGTTTTACCATTGTAGGGGATTGATGAAAAGCATATACGCCATATTTTCCTTTTCGAAGTGATAAGTTTTGCGTAATTTGACGAACTACATTTTTATTCTTCGCACTGCCTTGTAATATACTAACGGCATTTTCTTGTGTTAGTTTTCCCACATTTTCACAATAATTTCGCAAACTTTCTTTTTGCGACCCACACTCTAAATAGTATCCAAATTTTCCTTGTTTTAAATAAATCGGGTTTTCATTATAGTATCCTACTAACGTATCATCATTATCATCTAATAGTTCTGAAATCTCATATTTGCTTTCACGTAATCTATTTATATCAATATCTATATCTTTTTTAACCTTTTTGTATGTAGATTCTGATTTATCGTTATCGTATCGTAATACTGGTCCATATTTCTCAAATAATAAAAATACATTATCTTCTACTTTGAACCCATGTTTTTGAATACTCTTGTTATTTTTTATAATACTGCTTATTTCCGCATAGCATTCCGAACATATGGTATGCCATTCCTTTATTTCTCCATTATGTACTTTATCTAACTTATCCTCCATTTCAGAAGTGTAATTATACGAAAAAAGGTGCGTAAACAACTTTTCCAAGAATTCATAGCATATAATACCCAGATTTGTGATTTTTAACTTATTCTTTTCACCACATAACTCCTTTGTAGAATTGCTTGTTGTAATAGTATCATCTTTCAATATATATTGTATATATTCACATAATGTAGCTCCAATATTGGTTTTCTCAACATAATTTCTATCTATCAATGTGGTTACCAGAGATGCAAACGTGGATGGACGTCCAATACCGATTTCTTCCATTTTTTGAATCAATGAACTTTCGTTATAGTAAGGAGTGTTTCGTGTAGTCGTAAGCTCATTCATAATTTTACTATACCCTATACTTTTCTTCTTACTCTGCGTTGTAAGGAACAAAGCATTATCATCATTATTATCCTTACTTGATAATACTTTCCATCCCATAAATATTGGAATTTCATTTGTATGTTTATATGTATGCGTATCTAATGGACTATTAATCAAGTAATCTTGATACTGATAACTATAATCACTCATACAACTTTCTACTGTGTTTTTCCATATTATATGATATACTGTATGTATTTTATTATCCTTGTGTTCTATATCTAATTTGGATGTGTTGATATTTGTAACTCTCACTGCTTCGTGTGGATCGTTTTTCGTGATGTTCTCTATATTTTTGGAATTTTGTGTATAGTGTCGGGAACCATAATTTGAAGAAATATATTCTTTTGCCTTTGTTAGAAACTCACTTGAATATGATTTACTTTCGGTTCTCATATACGTAATATATCCTCCTTGGTATAAGTCTTGACATAACTTCATTACGTGTCCCGAACCTATACCTATAGAGTTGCTACATTGCTGTATTAATTTTGAAGTATTGAATGGTTTGGGGGGACTTAAATTACGTTGTCCCTTTTTTCCTAATGACATTTTATGAATATGTTTTTTAGAGTTTTCAAAAAAAGTGTTGAGAACATCTACATCGTCAATATGTTTATCTAATATGAATTCAATGTTTTTATCGGTAAATGTCCCTCTTATTTTATGAAAAGTTTGAAGAGAACTACGATCAACCTTATCATTATCGTATACCAGTCCAAGACAAGGTGTTTGGCACCGTCCCGCGGATAAAGCATTATTTTTATCGTTATATATGTGTTTCCATAATAGAGGTGAAATGCGATATCCTACAATTAAGTCAAGCACTTGTCGTGAAATCGCGGAATTCACTTTTGCCATATTCAGCAATGTCGGGCGTTCAATTGATTTCACAATTGCGTTTTTTGTAATTTCGTGGAAAATAATACGATGTGTGCTATTTACATTCAGATTAAACATGTCACATATATGCCATCCAATCGCTTCACCTTCGCGGTCATCATCTGTCGCAATATATATTCGCTCTTTATTGAAATTACCTATAACACGTTTCATATCTTTTATATAACTCTCTTTGCTATCCACATTTTCATAGGTGACATTGTAGTCGTTTTTCGTATCAATACTTTTTAATCCATTGATTTGGCGCAAATGTCCCATAGAAGCGATACACATATATTGGGAACCTAGAAATCCTTCAATCTTTGCACATTTTGACGGAGATTCTACAATTATCAGATATATCGCATTTTTATTTTTGCTTGTTATTTTTAATGGTTTCATATATGTAATAGTATAGATTATTATATCTCTAATCCTTTTTATTAACAAATATAAAGATTATTTCGCATTACAATTACCACAGCATATGTCGTATAAAATATTAATAGATGATAACAATTATGACAAATGGCACTTTATAGACCCGATTACTGGAAATACAATTAGTGAAAACGAAACACTTGACACAATTTCACCTGTAAATAATAAGTTATTTACACGTGACTATATTGATATTATTGACGGAAATGTATCCATTCAACGTTCATATTATCGTGAAAATCATATTCCTGGCGTTATTTTATTGAATGGAAACAAAACATACGGAAGATTGGGAAAACGTCTATTATATAAATGCATTCCTGATGACCTGAGACTTCCTCATTTTCTCGTTCCATATGAATTGAAATCAAACTTTAATAAGGATTATAAGGACAAATATGTTGTATTTAAATATAATCATTGGAATGAGAAACACCCATATGGTGTTCTGACAGAAAATATTGGAGATGTTGATGTCCTGGAGAATTTTTACGAATACCAACTATATTGTAATAATTTGCATATGTCAATTAGTTCATTTAATAAAGACGTCAAGAACGCACTAAAAAAAGAGAATGATATTATCTATCATATTCAAAATAAACACGATTTTAAAGACCATCGCGAAAAGTATGTATTTTCAATTGATCCTCATAATAGCACAGATTTTGACGATGCTTTTTGTTTTGAATCTTCTGAAACACATACAACGATGTATGTATATATTAGTGATGTTGTTGACATTATTGATTATTTGGATTTGTGGAAATCATTCAGTGAGCGCGTATCAACCATATATTTGCCTGATAAACGGCGACCAATGTTACCTTCTATGCTAAGCGATAGTATTTGTTCGTTACAGGAAAATAAAGATAGATTAGGTGTTTGTTTTGAGTTCGTTTATGATAAGAATAATTCACTTGAAACGTCTAATATTTATAGAGCAATCATCAATGTAAACGAAAATTTTGAATATGAAGAAAAAAAACTTATTGCTAATCGGACATTCAAACAATTATTGAATTTTACACAATGTTTTGAAAATGATATTGTAAATAGTCGTGATGTTGTTCCATATTGGATGGTTTATACAAATAAACATTGTGGTAATCATCTTTTGATGCATAAAACTGGCGTGTATCGTTCATCACAATATATGAATAAGGATATGAATCACGCTTTATCAATTAGTAATATTTCAAAGAAAGAAGCAACTGTCATTCAACACTGGAATAACGTAATCGGTCAATATATATATTATACGGAAAATGATAACATTAGTCATGAAGTAATGAATAATAGTAATTACGTTCACGCAACCAGTCCGATACGACGTCTTGTGGATATTATGAATCACATTGAAATGTTTTATAATCTGGGATTGTCGTTGAATCACAACGCAAAATGGTTTCATCAACATTGGATTGATAAACTGGACTATCTAAATACAGCTTCTCGTTCAATTCGTAAAGTTCAAAATGAATGTAGCTTATTGGATCTTTGCTTTAAGAATCCCAAAGTAGTTGAAAGGACGTATAACTGTATATTGTTTGACAAAATTCAAAAAACGGATACTTCATTTTCGTATGTCGTATATATTGAGGAATTGAATATGATGTCAAAATATATTTCATTTGAAGAATTCCAAAATTATTCACATTATAATTTCAAACTGTATTTATTTTGCGATGAATATAAACTCAAACAAAAGATTAAATTGGAGAAAATATAATTTATAATAAAATGAATATAAAGAGAAAAACCGGATATATATTGAGCCTTCATGGCCAAGTGGTAAGGCGTCAGTCTTGTAAACTGAAGATCGTGAGTTCAATTCTCACTGGAGGCTTTTTTCTCGCTTTAGCTCAGTTGGCAGAGCGTTGGACTGTAATAGTATAATTGTGGTTATCCACAGGTCGCTGGTTCGATTCCAGCAAGCGAGATGTGGGGCTGTAGCTCAAATGGTAGAGCACTTGATTAGCATTCGAGAGGTAGGGGGATCGATACCTTCCAGCTCCATTGTTATACAATACAAGGTTGTATATCTTTTATTGTAAAAAACGCACTAATAAAAAACATTTATGTAATCCTAATAGTGACACCCTCCCGACCCGCGTTATAGAGGATTTGTCTACATTGTAGCACCATTCGCCTGTAGCATAGTAGCTACCTTTGTATTACCATATATATCGGCATATTGAAGGGGTGAATATCCCCCATAGTCCTTTGCCTGGACTTCTGCGCCCTTCTTCAGCACCGCGTGTACCAATCTTGGATTACCCCATACACAAGCATAGTGCAGTGGCGTGTGTCCTGTACTGTCCTTCGCGTGCACGTCCGCACCATTGTTTAGCAGCAAATTTGCTACGTGTACAAGACCAGTCTTACACACCCAGTGCAGGCACGTCATTTCATCATTATTCTTGGCGTTAATATCAGCACCGTTATTGATTATCACCTTAATCACCGATATACATTCACTCTTACAAGCGAAGTACAGGGGTGTGTATCCTTTGTCGTCTTTGGCGTACACGTCCGCGCCCTTCTTCAGTAGCTCCCCGACCACCTCTAGATTACCGTTTACACAAGCATCGTGCAGTGGCGTCATTCCAGCACGAGTCTTGGAATGCACGTCCGCACCCTTATTCAGTAGTGTATTAACCACTTTTGAATGACCATATACACACGCGAAGTGCAGAGGCGCCCATCCAGGACTGTATTCACAACTGTTATTGGTGTGCAAGTCCGCGTCCGCGCCCTTCTCTAGAAGCGCATAGACCACCTCTGGGTGACCCTTGTCACAAGCATAGTGTAGGGGTGAGCGTCCATCTCTTCTCTTATTGTGCACGTTCGCGCCCTTCTCCAGCAGCGCATTGACCACCTCTACTTGACCGTCCGAACAAGCCCAGTGTAACTCCATGTAATCACCAATTCTATCGCTATATAACTTATTTTCTAGCTGCGACATAACCGAAATTTGTAGAGTCATCGTTCTATCAATAATCCCTTGATTCTTACGCTTAATTTTCACGATAGCCTCATAGCGTTCCACCCAAAAATCAAAATCGTCAGCATTTTCCGATTTAATCATATTATGCTGATGACGAATAGATAAACCAGGCATAAAACTGTAGATCTTTTTGTAAATCTCCCGAGTAATTCTGAGGTTGTTGATCTTCATCTTTGTAATTGGTTTATTTGTATGATATTATATAATTGTTATCAAATGTATTCAATTTTAATCTTGTTTTGGCATATGCGGACCGGAAAAAAAGGTTAAATTATAAATTAGGATAAGTTTCTATACTACAGCTATGTCATTATTATTCATTTCTACTATTTCTTGTTCTTCTGTATTAATATCTCTCAGGTCTTCTATAGTTTTGGAGATGTGTCTTGTAATGGCTTCAACGTCCTTCGTTGTATTTTTATCATATTGTTGGAAAAGGATTGTCATCAAATCGTAGCACGTGTATCCCTTCTCTACAAATCGGTCAGTTATCTCTTTAATTGGGCCTTTCACGAACCCCGCGTCACTGATGCGTACAAGTGATGCTTCCAGATCATTCTCGTTGTTACTACCGAGATTTGACACGGAATATACCGATTCATCATCTGAGATGTAGTCATTGTCTTCGTCAAGTTCTGATTCTGTATCTTCACTTCCAAGTGTTTCATCATCATCAACATTGTTGTATTCTACCAACTCCGCACGACACAGAGGGCAGTTATTTCCTATATCCATCAGTGTTTGACCGATACACTGGAAGCAGAATGTATGTCTACATTTGGTAATCGCAATATTTTTACTTTTGTTAATTGGTTCAAGGCACACAGCACATTCACATTCGTCAGTATCAATACTCACTGCTTCAATGCCGTCCTTCGCAAGACACACAGCACATTCACAATCGTAATCGTTCTCATCAAGAATCAATGATTCTTTGCAGTCCAGCGAAAGGCACACAGCACATTCACATTCGTTAGTGTCAATAATGACTGTTTCGTCGACCCCCATTTTAACAGGCTCGGACGTATCACAATTTTCAATGAAAGACATATCCAACTCAGAAAGGGTAAAGGGTTCGTCGTTATCATTATCCATTATGGAATCATCCAGGTCATAGATTGACATCGGGGTATTATCGCCTTCAATGACAGATACGTCAATGTCAAGGTCGGAAAGGCTAAGAGGGACATCATCAATTGTCGGAACGTGTAGATCCTCCATCGTAAGAGCAGGACCCACACTGTATTCAACCTCAGGAACGTATAGATCTTCCATCGTAAGAGCAGGGCCCACAGTGTATTCAAGGTTGTTTTGGAACATATTTGTCGTTATTGGTTTGTTTGTATGATATATCTAATTGTTATCAAATGTATTCAATATTCATTTAGTTTCAGCATGTAGAAAAATAAAAATTGTCAAAATTCAAATTCACCATTCAAAAACACGTAAAAAATGAAATAATCCGGCACTTTTGTTATAAAATTGAATCATTGTAAATACTATATATCACTATCAATACTATCATATGGATTGGTAGTAATCCCCAAACCATAACTGGGTGAGAGAAATGGGTGCTTCTACTTGGCGCAAAATTTGTAAAGTAGTATTGCTGCGTATTCTGTTAAGGTAAAACAGATAATACAGGAATTATCGCGGGGTGTTTTTACACCTATACATATGACTTTTGAGTTTGAAATTAATTTAATTATTTATGGAAAACCATTAAGAAACAATGTAACGCCAAGCTAGTATCTTGTGGTTAGGTCTTCTACACTGGATGAATTAAAATTTAATTTATAAATGGAATGTTATGTAGTTTGACATTTTTAAGATGGTGTGTTACCCTGTCTTATAAATTGAAAACACATCAACACTAAGTGCTTCGGAGGGAAGTTTGGAAAAAGAAGATAAAGGGGACGCCCTTTTTTTATCGACCATTCTCATTTTTACATGCGATAAATACATAAAATTGAATGAATGAAAGTACTCTATATCAATATTATTAAAAAATCATACAAAATGAATAAGCCCGCTATCAATGAAATTGCCGACATATTATACGGGACAACCCAATACCCAGGATGGACGAAACTTCCTAATGTTGTGAAACAACAACTGATGAATAAGTTAGGTGCGAACAACTATACGAACATTCATGATCCCCGACTATATCAGGATTTGGAAAGGAATTGGAAGAAGAAACAAGAGAATAGGAAACAAGACATTCTATTTAGTGTCAAACACGACATGAAAATAGAGTGTTCCATTTGTATGGAAACGCACAATGTAGACAGTAAAGTCACTACTCTTCTATGCGGACATAAGTTCTGCTCTCAATGTATATTCAGCCATATTGAAAGGCAGTTAGAACGTACATCGTGTCCGTTGTGTAGGGGGTGTGTATTTAAAGTTCCTACACCTTCACACCAACAACCACTCGCACCCAAACAAAAAGCATTAAGAATTAATGAAAAAAAAATATTTGACAAGAGACAAAAACGACAAGCCGAGAGGTATAGAAAACGACAGGCAAAGAAGAATAGTAAATTAGAATAGTAATAACAAGTGTATTACAAAGTAAAATGATACTAATTTGTCGTTTTTTATTTTTATCATTTACACCTTTATTTATTGGATTACATGATATTCGTATTTAAAATTGAATTGTATAATTAAAAAAATATAAAATTAAATAAAAATAGCAAATCAATAATGAAAATATTAATTAATAAACCGTCTATATCCCAATTGCGTAAACTTAAACAAGGATTAGAAATTCGTGTAAAAAGTGGAAACGACATTGAGTTAGAATGTATTAATGATGATATGTATCAAGATATTAAAAAACATTTTGATAAAGGTAAAACATATACAATTTTGTTTGATATTCAAACAAATAAAATTATATCAAAAAATCCGAAGTGTTATAGAGAACAATCCGACTTCCTACAAATCACTGAAAAACACAACAATAAGTGTAAAGAAGATATTTATGAAGATAAAGAAACATTAAAGAAAATCATGGAAATATTGGATAACATTAATAGTGTTGATGAATATATGAATTTCGCAAACACGTTGTTTGAAAATGAAGATAAAATAAAAGATAAAACAATATTATCAACTATTATGTCATTAAAGACATTGAAAAATAACACACCTTATATGATATCATATAATCAATATCATATGATATCTGTTGAAATATTAAAAAATATTAAAGGGATTATTTAAGTTGGATTGAAATATTAGTATGCGCAAACCTTGTTTGCAGATAATCTAATATTTTTTTCTTGTTATTTTCATTTGTCTCGCCATTAACAATGAATGTTTTGTTATATTTTTTAGGCGTATTGAAGAACATATTGAATTATATATTAATAATAGTATAATAAAATTGATTGATAAAGACAATTAATGTAAAATAATAAACTGATTTTATATACAATGGTAAAGAATACGAAAGGTGGAAAAGGTGCGAAATCAATGGCTCGGAAGTCGGTTTCTGTTCCTTCACAGGGAAAGACACGGTTTTCAAAAGATCCATTGGAAATTTATACAATTGTTACTAAACTATACGGTCACGGACGTTGTGAAGTCAAGGATTGCGATGGTAATACATATATGATGCATATAAGGAAGAAGTATAGTGGTCGTGGTCGTCGTGGGAATGAGGTGTTAGTGGGTGGGTGGTGTTTAAGTGGGTTGCGTTCGTATGAGAGTGTGGGTGTAAATGTGGATTTGCTGTGTGTGTATGAAGAGAGAGAGGTGTTAGAATTGAAGAGTGGTGGAGTGAAGTTAGGTGTAGTAGAAGTAGTGGAGGGAGAAGGATGGGAGTTGGGTGGTGGTGGTGGTGGAATAGTAGATGAAGATGTGGAAGTGTTGTGTAGTGTAGTAGAAAGGGTAGAAGAAGATGAAGAAGTGAATATCGATGAAATCTAGATGTGGTGTTAATATATAGAAAAATGGGATTAGGAAAATATGAAAGATATGTATTATTTATATTGGGATGTATGGGAAGTCGTGTATTATTGGCGTATACTGCGAAAACAATAGATAAGGATTATTTACCTTATATTGGATATGTGTGTTTATTACCAGCGATAGGAATGATGTATATATATGTAACAGGTATTCGGGATTATGGTATAGAAGCGGGAGGAAAAATATGGTGGAATAATTTAAGACCTCTCCATTCCATACTGTATTTTTTGTTTGCTTATTATGCGATTATGCAATATGATTTTGCATGGATGTTTTTAGCGATTGACGTTTTCATCGGACTTTCCGCTTTCATCCTTCATCACTTTTTACACCGATGAACGTTTCTCGCATACTCCAATTTGTCTTACATGTAATCAAAATATTATCAAATACACCCTTCAACATTATTCTCTAATACAAGTTTTATTTCACTCTTCCTACCAAGTTTCGGGAACCCCATCATTTTCACGAATATGGAAACTGCTACAATAACAGTAATTGCGATTTTCATTTAGGCACCGCAAAACATAATATACGAATGCGTATGTGGAGAACCTCGGACACGAGTATCAAACAAAATAATGGTCTCGGGCATTGTCCCTGGAATTTATAGGAGGATACGGAGGTTTATATATTGAATATTCCAATAGCAGTGTATAGGTTCTCCACAAGTATATTAATATATTTTATGCGAGCATATACCCATAAGGGCGCGAAGCGCCATGCTGGATGGTCCTTACAATGAAATGTCTTACACCCTTCAACATTATTATATAATACAACTTAACTAATGATGTGGTTTCAGATTTTTTATTTGAATGTAAATTTATTTTTTTATAGGAAAATCTACCTAGTTTCGGGAACCTATCCCCCCGAATAAATAGACAATTCTCTCATTATTTTGTAATAATGGAAACAGAAAAAATGCCAAAAATGCCAAAAGAGTTTATATGCGAGAAGTGTGATTTTAAAAGCAGTAATAAGAAAGATTACAAACGTCATTTAGGCACTGCAAAACATAAATGGAAACAAATGGAAACATTTGGAACTAAAAAAACATATGAATGCGTATGTGGTAAGGAATATAATACTCGTTCAGGGTTATTCAAACATAAGAAGAAGTGTAACTATAAGACCCCGGAACAAATAAAGGATTTGATTATATGGAGAACCTTGGACCCGAGTAGCAAAAAAGATAATGGTATAGTGCATTGTGGGAGAACAAGGAGTTATTCTATATAGA